CGACGATGTTTACGACGCCAACCTGGCATTTGTGCTTTCCAAGGCCCTGCCGCCCGCCTACTCGTGGCAGCCCATCTACACCAACGCCGCGCCCATAATGGATTATCCCTACACGTTTACCGATACCAACGCCACCGACCCGGCGGCTCTTTACCAGGGCGGCTGGCAGTAATTTCCCGTAATCCCCCCGCATAAAACCCGGCCCGGCGGGCCTTCCTGCCGGGCCTCTTTTTTGGTGTTGACACCACCACCAGCCAAACTTATTCTGGTTTCCATGAAAAAGCTGTCCACAATTTTTCCCAAAACGGGCAGAATTGCGCGTGCCTTTTTCACCAACCCCTACCCCATAAAAAAACATGAGAAATAGAATAGACCTCACCCCCGAAGAAAAAAAACTACTGTTCACCGAAGCCAACCGTCTGCTCACCGACATTCCCAAACTTCCCAAGGGCCAACTGTGGCAGACCGCCCAAAAGGTTCTCCCGGCAGACCGCCAGCGCGAAATCATCTATAACGGTGCGCAAACCAACCTCAACAGACAATTCAAAGCCTGGCTCAAGCCGGCTCGCACCATCAAGGGGCCCTACGTCCGCCGCGCCCAACTGTCGGCCCTCGTGCCCTTCTCTTTGCCGGTCCCAGGACAACCGTTTAATTATTGTCCCGGTTGCGGTTTTGATCTGCGCAAAGTCAAAGTCAGTTAACCATGGCCATTTTAGGAGCAATCAGCCCGCGTGAAGGTTCCTTCCCGGAGGCTCCCATTCCTAGAACGGGTCCTTTCCGCATCCCTTTGCCAGACAGGCCCCATGACATACTCCTCCACCTTCAACCCTGATTGCTCCTTTTTTTCAAACTAAAACCACACACCACCACCTATATGGCAAAACGAGTCCACTGGGATGACGACCAGATCGAAAGCCTCGCCCAGGCCTTTGTCCGGGTCCGTCTCCAAGACCCCATCATCACCGTCCGTCCCATCTTAAGAAAAGTTCAGGAAGAAACCTTGGAGTTCCCTTACCAGAAATTCGGCAACTGCCTGTTCCGTTATCTCTCCCCACTCCCATGACCGAAGCCCAAGCCAGAAAAATCAAGGACCCGCGCTTAATCCCGTGGAATGAACCGTGTTTCGTTTACGTCGCTGGCCGTTATTACCTGGGCATGTGGTTTGTCGGCATTCCCAAGAACAAGGAATGTCCGCAAGGCGGCAACCTCACCCTTCAATGCTGGCGGTTCAATTCGTCCCCGGAGGATTGGGTTCTCACCTTCCGCTTCCGCTACTACACCGGCCATGACCCCTGGGATGGCCAGGACCGCAAAAGCTGGTACGCCGCCAAGATGTCCGGCCCCGAAGACACCATCGTAAAAGGAATGGCGGATTTTGTGTCTTACGTTCCGGGTTTAGCGGGCTTGTATTGTCTCTGCCACCCACCCCTGGGCCACTCCTTGATTTTCAAAGGCAACAGCGAAAAAGCCCTCGCCATCATCGAGAAGGAAAAACCCTTTTGGATGCACCTGAAAATTTCACCATGAACTCCGTTTCCGCCCATCACGCCAAGGCCGATGCCTACGTCCAGCGTTGTTTCACCGCCCGGCCTGAGTTAAAACCTTGTTGCGCCGCAGGCTGTCATGCCTGCTGTTCGGAGCCAGTCTATGCCAGTCAAGCCGAGGTTGAACACATCGTAGAGACCATGACCCCGGACCAGGTCGCCCAGGTAAAAACCCGCTTGCCCCGCTGGCTGGAACAAATTACCCAATCCATCCGGGACCAAAACATGCCGGACGCCCTTGCCTATCGCGCCCTAAATGTTCCCTGCTTGTTGTTGGACACCGGCCTGGGGTTATGCACCGTTTATCCCCGGCGCCCTTTCAGTTGCCGCGTCTGGTTTGCGTTGCAGAATCCGGCGGACTGCGACCTGCCCGCGCGCGCCCATCAAAAGTTTGCCGATTTCCAGCCCGGCATTTTTTACGCCACCGGCATTCCCGTTGCCGTCCATGGCCAGGTCATCCTGGATCACCTGGGCGTGTTGCTCGCTGAGAAACTATTGGGCCTGGATATTCCCAGCGCCTCCCGCAAAAGCCAGCCCTTGTTCAAACTCAAACTGCCCTATCGCGGTTTATGAACTCAAAACTCACCTCTGCCGAAAATGAAATCCTGGGCAACGGACGCTGTCCCGATTGCGGCTCGCACATGCTCATAAAAGGCCCGTGCGGCGGGCAGTCCCGGAATGTTCTGTGTGGCGCCTGCCATGCCGAGTTTAACACGGGTCCCGTATCCCAGGAACGCCTGGCCTACTCCTGTGACCCCGCCCGCATGGAGGAAATCTACGGTATTACCGCCGCGCATTATCCCGTGACCGCCCTGCCCGCGCGCCGGCCCCAAAATCAAAAGTCACTGGATGCCGCCCTGGCCGCCGGTTGTCAGGTGCCCGGCTGCACTCATTCCCATCCCCCGCTTACTGAAATTTATCTCAAGAGCATTTGCCACCCCGCCGCCGGCCTCTCCGCCTGTTACTTGGCCGAGGGCGTCTTGGTGCTGGCCTGTCACGAGTGTAAAAGGGTGGTGGTTCACATCGCCGTCCAACCATGATCCAACCCCTCACCGAAATTCTCGTGGGTATGCCCGTGGACGTTGGCTGCTTGCCGGGCCTCGTTTTGAAATATGTGCCGCCGGCTGGGGCCATTCAAATGCCCTGTGAGCGGTGTTCGCAACCCGCCTGGCAGGGACCCCACCAGCAAGCCTACTTGCGCACCCATCCGCCCACCGAATTCATTTGCGCCATTTGCCTGGCCGCGCAAATGAAAAACCATGCCGCCGAAGTGGCCATTGGCAGTTGCGGTGGCGCCGCCGCCGGCGGCAGCATATTCCTGGCCGATGGCAGAGCCTTTTTGCCCTCACCGCCCAAAGAGAATTAAAACCCCGGCCTTGAAAGTCCCCCTTACCCATGCCAGTTTTGGGCATGTCTGTTCGCTTAAAATCTCGCACCGAATGTCCGCCCGGCGGGTTCATAGTCACCATTGCCGCACTAAACCTCACCCGCAACTTTTGGTCCCTGCGCGAGGCAGTCACTTGGTTTGGGGACATTGCCCGCGATAACCCCTTCTTAAAACTGCCCACCGACCCCGTTATCATTGCCAATTTCATAGACCAGCAAAACGCGCTGCGCTGCCTGGGCATTTCCGGCGCCGATTCCTACGTCATCCAGGAAGGAGGGCCGATCCAAAATCTGGAAACAAAAAAAGCGAGCCTCCTAAAGCCACTCGTTGCTGTGGCCGATAAACTCCGGCAGCTTGCCGCCGGCACCGTGCTCTTGGAGGAATGGGGCGCCGAAGGGTTTCCCACCGAACCGCCCGCAGCATCCGCCCGCCGCGCCGCCATCTGTGCCGGTGGCCCCGGCGGCTCCCCGTGTCCGCAAAACGGCCTGGGTGATCTCACCCGCTGGTTTACCGTCTTCGCCTCGGAGGGCATCCGCCGCCGCATTGAAGCCGCCCAAAAGTTGGACCTCAAAACACCGTCCGATTCCCAGCTTGGCATTTGCGAAGCCTGCCTGTGCCCCCTCCGGCTCAAGGTCCACGTCCCGCTGGCCAACATCCAAAAACATCTCACCCCCGCCAGCCAGGCCGCGCTCGATCCCCGCTGCTGGATTTTAACCCAGCCCAAACCATAATGTTTCAGCCTTTAGCCTTTAGCCTTTAGCATTATGACCTGTGTCCTTCCCGTCCATGCCGGCGATGGTTTTCTCCTGCTCAACCTCCTGCGCTGGCTCAAACAGCTAGGGCCATGTCCCGGCCATTCCGCGCTTATAGTGGCGGATTGTTCTTTGTCCTGGCCCGTCGCCCAAACCGCCGTCGGCCTGGCCAAAGATATTTTTGATGACACCGTCTTCATCACCAACCACCAGACCGTTTCCGGCTGGGTGCCCGGCAGCAATTCTCTCTGGCAAACCGCCGCCCAACATTGTTCCACACAGAACATTGATGGCTGGTTGTGGCTTGAACCAGACGCCGTCCCCCTCCGCCCCGGCTGGCTCGATGTCTTGGATGGGGCGTGGCAGAATACCGTCGCCGATTTTCTCTCCGCCCTTTACCACTGCACCCGTGCCGATTGTCCTGCCATTATGATGACCGGCATTGCTGTTTATCCCGCCAACGCCATTGATTTTTTCAAGCCTGTGGCCGAAGCGTTCGACATTCAACTCTCCCGCTCCGCCATTGACTACGTTCAGGATACGCCACTCATCCATCAATTTTGGGGTCAGCCCGGTTTGGCGCCCACTTTTCGTAATACCCTAAACGGCGCACCCCGGCACGCCTTCACCCTGTTCCAGCTTGATCCCGCCGCCGTCATTTTCCACCGCAACAAAGACGGCTCCCTCATCGAACTTTTACGTTCCCAACTTCCTCAACCCTCAACCCTCAACCCTCAACTATTGGTCGTCCTGCCCGTTTGTTCCAAAGACTCCGACCTCATGCTCAAGTGTTTGGGGTGGATTGCCCAACTCGATGGCCAGAACCCATTCGACTGTCTCATTGCGCACGATTCCACCCTGGGTCCCGTCCGCCTGGCGCCCCTGCGCGCGGCGGCCAGCCGCGCCTTCCGCACCGTGCAGGAATTCACCTATCCCCGCCCCGTGCGCGAGTCTCACCCGGATGCCGCCAACCATGCCTTCGCCTGCACCGCCCGGCACATCGCCCAAGTCCTGCACCGCCCCTGGCTGTGGTTTGAGGCCGACTGTGTTCCGCTTAAACCCAACTGGCTGCCCACGCTTGATCTGGAGTACCGCAACTGTGGCCAGCCCGTCATGGGGCCGGGCGTGCCGGACCTGGGCCATTTCAACGGCACCTCCATTTACCCGGCGGACTTCCCCGCGCTTTCACCCCGCGCCATGAGCGTGCCCCTGGGCCAGGCCTTTGACACCTACATGACGCCCGACCTCGTCAACCGCTCGCACGATTGTTCCCGGCTGTGGTGTCACGCCTGGGGCCTGGTGGATGGCCGTCTTCATCCGCACACCGGCCCGGCCCCTCACTTTTCCTCCACCCTTTGCGTGGACCAATGGCTCCCGCCGGACGCCGTCATTTTCCACCGCTGCAAAGATGGCTCGCTCATAGACCAGCTTCGTGCTAAAAAAACGCAGCCATGAACACTGAAATTTTTCTTTGCACCCACGCCAAGGATTTCCCCTGGCTCAAATACTGTTTGCGCTCCATCGCCAAATTTGCCACCGGCTTTGCCGGGGTTACCATCGTCGTGCCCCTCGCTGACTTCCTCTTGCTGCAAACCCTCGTGGAGGAAACCGTGCCCGATTTGGGCTTTCACGTTCAATGTTTCACGGGGGAGGAATGGCCCGGCCTGGGCATGCTCTGGCACATGAATGAAATTATGCACGCCGATTGTTATTGTCCCGGCGCCGATTTCATCGCCCATCTGGACCCAGACTGTGTTTTCACCGCTCCCGTCAGCCCGGCCACCTTCATGGTTTCTTCTCCCTCAACCCTCAACCATCAACCCTCAACCCTCCAGCAGCAGCCCATCCTGCGTTTTGAAAAATTCTCTATCATCGGCCTGCGCCACCCCCCCGTCCTGCGCTGGCAGGAATGCACCGCCCGCTGCCTGCCCTTCCCCGTCGAGAACGAGACCATGCGTTGCCACCCATCGGTCTATCACCGCGCCCTCTACGCCGCCGCGCGCAATCAAATGGTGCTCAAGACCGGCCAGCCCGTGCCGGCTTACATCCGCTCCTGCCAGAACACTTTTCCCCAGGGCTTTTGTGAGTTCGTCACCCTGGGCAACGTGGCCCTCCAACTGTTTCGCCACCTGTATTTCCCCATCGAACAATTGAACGACCACGTCATCCCGTCCAATCATCTGCAACAGTTTTGGTCCCATGGCGCGCTGGATCAGCCGCAACCAATTTTTGTGCTCGGCGAACAGAAAGTCGTCGTCCCCATCGAGATGATTAAACAACTCGGCCTCGCATGACTCTGGACAACATCGGCATCATGTACGGGTGTGATAAAGCCAGTCCCTGGCACAATTACTGTCGCACTTACTCCCACTTCTTTGACCCCTTGCGGGACAGGCCCGTTTTTTTGCTGGAACAAGGCGTGGCCCAAGGCGCGTCCATCCGCATGTGGTTGGATTATTTCGACCGTCCCCTCTCCCGGTTTTACGGCTTGGATACCAACCCCAACGCTTATCCTTCCGTTGGCCGTTACCAGTTCATCCAGCAAGACCAGCGCACCGTGGTCTCCCTCCCGCTGCCCGCCTTCGACATCATCATAGACGACGCCAGCCATCATGCCGAGGATATGCGTCCGGCCTTTGAGGCGCTCTGGCCCAACGTCCGGCCCGGCGGCTTCTACTGCATTGAGGATGTCGCTGTGTTTTGGGACCCGGATTTTGCCGCCACCGCTCCCGGCCAAAAATGGCTTCTGGACCTGCTGGGCGAGGTAAACCATCACGGCCTTGATTACGTCGGCAAGCCCAAGCCCGTCCCCCAGGTGCAACTCACGCCCTTGGCCGCCTCCATTGCTTTCATGCACTGCACGCGCGGCCTGGTCATCCTCAAAAAGAAAACATGAACCCCCAAGCAACCCTGGTCTCCGCCGTGTTCGGCTGGGAAAAACATTCGGCACCCTGGCGCCAAAACATCCTGCGCGCCCTGCGTAGCTGGCTGGCCCAGGGCTTTGCTGTCGTTTACTGTTCCCAACCCATCCCAGACCTGCAACTCTCTGCGTCCGTTTCCTTCACCGGCGACAACGATTTTCCCGAAATAAAAAAACTGCTGGACCTCTGCGCCCTCCAACCCGGTTTGGTTGGTTTGCTGGATGCCGACCTCGCCCTTGGCCCCGGAATTTTCGACGCGCTAAAAATGATTGATGGCACCACCATTGCCCTCTTGGTTTCCAAGCGTTGGACCTATGACCCGGCCACCGGCATAGTGGCAAACGCCCAAGTGTTGCCAGACGACCATGCCTTCGATTTTTTCCTGGGCGATGCCTCGCTTTTTTCCGCCCCGGCCCGGCTGATTGGTCCCGGTACTCGTGTGGCTCATAATCTTTGGGACTCCTGGCTGATTGGCTATTTCAACCTCGCCCTTGGCTCCAAGGTCCGTTCCGCCACCAAATTCCGGTTCTTGTTTCACCCCCGGCATGCCGAGCGCAGCCAGCCCTTTGGCACCGCCGATTTTGTTCACGATAAATTTGCCGCCGCCGCCGGCGATCCCGCCGAACTTTAACTTGACACCACCAGCACTTTGGGAAAAATGTTCACATGGCCGCAGTCAAAAAAATAACCAAGTCCCCCAAAGAAATCCTGCCCGGTCAAACCGCCTGGGGAATTTTTGACCGGCGGGATGGGAGTTGGATAGGGAATGATGACGGCCCGCAATTATACATAGATTGCCAACACAATGGCCTTCCCTTGTCCGGTCGGGAACTGGCGCAATTAGGCGCGGCTGTTATTGGTCAACGCATGCGGCTTCCCATGGGCCAGCTTATTGCCCGCCAATATAATGAAAATGCCAACCAGGAAAAAGAAACCATCTATCCGGCCATTTCCGCCGAGCAGGCATTGAGTGAAATTGAAGCCGGACGTTTTATTTAGCCTTATGATAATTGTTTCCTCCTTCCGCCCCTTTGACGGCTGCCCGGAGCCAATCTGGCAGCAACAACTCGCCGCCAACCGTTCCTGGACCAACATTTTCGAGCGCATCTTTTATTTCAACCAGCGCGATCAGCGCCTGACCTCCGCCAAGACCGCTTTCCTGCCCACCAACGGCAAGCCCGCCATCCGCGCCCTGGCCGCTTTCTGTGGCGGCCTCAACGACTGGTCCGCCATTGTAAATGCAGACATCGTCATCCCCTCCAACTTCCGCCGGGTGGAGGAAGCCTTGCGCAAAGGGCCCGCCGGCTGTGCCGTCAGCCGCCGCTACACCCTCCCGCCGGATGGCGAGACCTCCGGCGCCCGGCTCACAGACCTGGGGCTGGACTTCTTTTGCGCCACTCCAATTGTCTGGAAAACCGCCGCCGAAAAAATCCCGGATTCCTTCCGCCTGGGCCGCATCACCTGGGACAACTGGATGCTCAACTTTTTCATGGCGGAATTTGGCAACCATTGTTACGACCTCACCCCTTCACACGTTGTCTTCCACCCCATGCACGAGCACCGCATTGACCAGAATTGGTCTTTCCCCAAAGACGACCCCTACCTGCTCAAAAACAACTGGCCCTTTCACTCCATTGAAATATGAGGGACTGGTCTTTTCTAAACCGCCACCGCATCCGGCAGGGGCCATTGGCGTCCGCCGATGCCCAGGGTTTCAAGGGCGCATTTAGTTTTCCCCTGCCCGGCGAACCCCGCCGGGTTTATTGCATCATCAGCGACGGGCTGGGCTGGGAACATGTCTCCGTTTCCTTTGGCCACAACCATGCAATCCCATCGTGGCTTGTCATGGAAAAAGTAAAGAACCTTTTTTGGAATGACGATCAGTGGGTAATTCAGTTTCATCCACCGGCCAAAGAATACGCCAACAATCACCCCGGCTGTCTGCATCTCTGGCGGCCCCTTGGTAAAGAATTTCCCACGCCGGATTCCATCCTGGTCGGGTTGAAAGGGGTCGCTCTTTTTTAGCCTTCAGCATTCAGCCTTTAGCCTTCGTTTTTCCTTGACGCTCACCACCACCAGCGCCTATCGTTTGCGCTCTTTATGCGACGACCCAAAGGCATCAAAACCAAAAAGTCCGTGTCCAAGCGGTTCAAAATCACCGCCACCGGCAAAGTCCTGCGCCGCCACGCCGGCAGGCGCCACCTGGCCCAGACCAAAAATCCCAAGCGCCGCCGCCATCTCCGCCGGGCGGTAATTGTTGACGCCACCGATGCCTGCCGCATCACCCAAAACCTGCCCTTCCACCACTGATTATTCTCTCAACCCTCAACCCTCAACTCTCAACCATTTCATGCGAGTCACCAACGCCGCCGCCTCCCGCAAACGCCGCAAACGCATGGTCCGCTCCGCCCTCGGCTTTCGTGCGCGCCGTTCCAAGCTTTACCGCTACGCCTCTGACGCCCTGGATCATGCCCGCCAGTACGCCTACCGCGACCGCCGCGTAAAAAAACGCGTCTTCCGTTATCTCTGGCAGGTGCGCATCAATGCTGCCGCTCGTGCCGCCGGCCTCACTTACAGCCGGTTTATTGCGGGCCTCAAGGCCGCCCGGTGCGCGCTCAACCGCAAAATACTTGCTGACCTTGCCGCCACCGACTCCCCCGCCTTTGGTGAACTCGTGAACATCGCCCGAAACGCTGGGACAAACCCCAATAAACCCCCGGTATGATTACTCGTGTTTGACTTTAGCCTTCAGCCTTCAGCCTTCAGCCTTCGTTTTCCCGTCCCATTGACAGACCGCCATTCCACCTTTAACGGTAAAGTGTGGAATTTACCCATGCTCAATCCGTCGAGCAAGTTGTCTGGCAAATGCGTTTAGCCGACTGGCCCCGTGCTCAAAACCGTGCTCGCATCAACAATCTGGCCAACGGCTGGCCGCCCTATTCAGATACCGAGGCTGCCGCCAACCAGATCGCCGTCAACTACAACGACCTTTCCCTCTCCAACATCGCCCACAACGCCCGCCGCCAGTTGTCCAACGCCCTTATCACGCCAGACCCGCTTTTTTCCGTAGAGCTGGACCACGGCCCCGTCTGGCGCCGGCAAGAATGGGCCGGCATCATTCAAAAGCATCTGAACCAAATCATCCGGGGTTCGCTGCCCTACCTGGAAACCCGGCGCAGCGTCTTCGCCCTTTTATCCCTGCAAGGCATCGCCCCCTCGTCCTGGCCAGACGCCTGCTCGTGGTGCCCGGAGGCAGACGGCGTCGAAGATATTCTCGTCCCCTCCAACATGCTCCTGTCCCTCAAAAATCTTCCCTTTATCGCCCGCTACCGTCAGTACACCGGGCGCGAATTGTGGGAAATGACCCATCGGCCCCAGGTTGACCCCGGCTGGAACGTGCCCGTGGCGGAAAAAGCTGTTCGGTGGGTGGACCAGCAGGCCAAGCAACTCATGTCCGCCTCCTGGCCGGAAGTCTGGTCCCCGGAAAAAATGGAGGAACGCCTCAAGCAGGATGGCGGCCTCTATTCGTCCGATGCCATCCCCACCGTGGACTGTTTTGAATTCCTGTACTGGAATGACGAAGGCAAGCAATCCGGCTGGCGCAAAAAAATCATTCTCGATGCCTGGGGCGAACCCGGCGTGGGCGGCGCCGGCGGCATGCTTATAGACTCGCGCCCCAGCAAGCAGCAAGGCAAGCACGGCGTCTGGAACTTTGACAAGGCCGAGTTCCTTTACGATTCCGAGGCCCGCGCCAACCCCGTCTTTTGTTCCCGGCTGGACCAGGCCATACATTTTCAATTTGCGGATTGTTCCTGTGTCGCCCCCTTCCGTTATCACAGCGTCCGCTCCCTGGGCTTTTTGCTCTACTCCATCTGCCACCTGCAAAACCGCCTCAACTGCAAGTTTGACGAGTCCACCTTCGAGCAACTCATGCAGTACTTCCGCGTCTCCAATCCCAGCGATGCCGAACGCGCCTGGAAAGTGGACCTTACAGATAAAAAGGCGCTCCCCGATGGCCTCCAATTTGTCAAGCGCGATGAGCGGTGGGAGGTGGATCACCAGCTCATTCAAATGGCCCTCGCCAAAAACCGGCAAATCATGGCCGATAATTCCGCCAGTTTCACCCAGGATTTTGATATGGAGTCGGGCGAGAACGAGACCGCCACCCGCACCATGGCCAAGGTCAACACCAGCGCCGCGCTAGTCAGCGGCATGCTCAACCAGGCGTACAACTACCAGAAGTTTCAGTACGATGAAATCTGCCGCCGCTTTTGCCTGGCCAACTCGCGGGACCCGGACGTGCGCAAATTCCGCCTGGCCGTCCTGCGCGCCGGCGTGCCGGAAGAAGCCCTGAACATCGAGCGTTGGAACATCCAGCCCGTCCGCGTCATGGGTGGCGGCAACAAAATGCTCCAGACCGCCATCTTTGATAAAATCATGGTCCTCTACTACAACAAGCTGGACCCCTCCGCCCAGCGCCACTTTCTCCGCGCCGGCATCGCCGCCCTCACTGATGATTACGAACTGGCCCGGCAATCCGTGCCCGAAGAACCCGTTATCAGCGATTCCATTCACGATGCCCAGTTGGCCGCCGGCGTCATGCTCCAGGGCCTGCCCGTGGCGCTCAAGGAAGGAGTAAACCATGGAGAGTATGTCGAGGCCCTCTTGCTGGCCATGGCCGTCAAGGTCCGCCAAATCGGCGGCGCCCAACGGCCCATCACGCCCGATGAACTCACCGGCCTGCAAAACCTGGCGGGTGAGACCATCCAGGGCCAGCCCGTCCAAGGCAACGGCGTCCGCAATCACCTGGCATTGATGGCCGAGGATGAAAAACCGCTGCACGTCAAAGGCGTGCCCCCGGATCACATCGTCAAGCAAAAGGTCAAACAGTACGAGGACGCCCTGGCCAAGCTTATGAACCAGGTCAAGGCCCTGGCCCAGCGCGCCGCCCAGGCCGCGCAGAAACAAAAGGGCCAGAACGGCGGCGGACTCGATCCTGAAACCGCCACCAAGCTGCAAGGCCAGATGATCCTCGCCCAGGCCAAGGCCCAGAACACCCGCGAGTCCCACGCCCAGCGCACCGCCCAGCGCCAGATACAATTCGAGCAACAAATGCAGCAGGACGCCCAGAAACATTTGCAGGAACTCCAGCACGACCGCCTCAAACAAATGTTTGAATATGGAAATGACGCCGCAACCAACTAGCTCCCCACTCCCTCTCCCCGCTGGGCGGGGAGAGGGCCGGGGGGAGGGGCCAGCTTTTATAGAACGAACCCCGCAACAAATTGACGAGGCCCGCACCCAGGCCGAGATCGCCCGGCAGGTCAAGCGCGCCGCGCCGCCCATGAATTTCGCGGCGGTGGAGAAACGCGCCCTGCGCCAGCATCCGCCCCTGTTCCGGTCCACCCAGCCCGTCCCCGCCTCAGTCCGTCAGGCCGAGGCCGCCATGGTAAACGCCGCCGCGAAACCTTCCCCTTCTCCTGGGGGAGAAGGCCGGGATGAGGGCGGTTGTAAATGTGCGCGCACACCCAAACGCAAGCGCCACGTCCTGCCATGAACATCACCATCCAAACCGTCCCGCATTCCCAGCAACGCTACGACACCGCCGGCGACTGGTTTTATATTGGCGATGACCTCTGCATTCGCGTTTCCAAACTGTCCGACTGGCGGCATGAAATGCTCCTGGCCGTCCACGAACTTTACGAGGCCATTTTGTGCGAGCAAGACGGCGTCACCCAAAAGGCTGTGGATGATTTCGATTCAGCCTTTAGCCTTCAGCCTTCAGCCTTGGGTGAGCCGGGGGATTCCCCCAATGCCCCCTATCGGGTGCAACACTTCCGCTCCACCAACATTGAGCGCCAGCTTGCCGATCACCTGGGCGTCAACTGGCCCGAATACGAGGCCGAGATTAACGCCCTATGAGCAGCACCAACCGGCCTTTTTCGACTCTGGACTGATTCATGGACTTTTCCAATAAAACCTGCCTCGTCGTGGACCACGGCTTTTTCCTGCCCGTGGCCCGCCGGCTCGCGCAAGATTTTGGCCGCGTCCTCTACTACACCCCCTGGGAGCGCGCCTATCCCATCCTCAACGAGGGCATCATCGGCGCCGGCTTCGCTGACATCATCCGCTGTAACGATTTCTGGCCCTTGCTTAAACAAATAGACCTCGTCGTATGCCCGGATATTTACCACGCCGGCCTGCAAGCCTACCTCCGGTCCCAAGGCATCCGCGTGTGGGGCGCCGGTCCCGGCATGAAGCTGGAAATTGACCGCGAATTCTTTCTTAAAAAACTGGCCGAGCTTGGCCTGGATGTCGCCCCGCACCACCGGGTTGTCGGCCTCTCCGCACTCGCCGATTTTCTCCGGGATAAAACCGACCAATACATCAAGGTCTCCCAATGGCGCGGTTCATGGGAAACCAGGCACTGGCGGTCCTGGGAACAAGATGCGAACAACTTGGATGTCTGGGCCGTCCGTCTGGGCGGCCTCAAAGAGCATGTCCCCTTCCTCGTGTTTGAAGAAATTGACACCCGGCTTGAAATTGGGGCCGATACTTATTGCGTGCATGGCGCCTGGCCGGACACTATGTTGCACGGAATAGAAAAAAAAGATGAAGCGTACTTCGCCGCCGTCACGCCCTACCGCGAAATGCCGGATGAACTTACCCATATCATGGCCGCCTTCTCCCCCTTTCTCCGTGCCTGTGGTTATGCGTGCCCCTGGTCCATGGAAGTCCGCGTCACCAAAGACCAGGCTTATTTTATTGATGCCACCACGCGCGGCGGCCTCCCCTCCACCGCCTCCTTCCTAGCCGCCAAAAATGTTTCTGAGATTTTCTATCACGGCGCGGCGGGTGACTTGATCCAGCCGGATTACGGCTTCAAATTCTCCGCCGAGTGCATGGTCAAATTAAAGGGCGAGCCGGATGCCTGGGCCTCCCTCATCCTCCCCCCAGAACTTCAAGACGCTCTTTGTGTGTATGATTGCTGCCTGTTGGATGGCAAACTCTGGTGGCCGTCCGATGGTTCCAAGCCCATAGATGAAATCGGCTGGCTCCGCGCCACGGGCGATACGCCCCTTGAGGCTGCGCGCCGCATGAACGAACTGGCCGATCTCCTGCCCGAGGGTGCCGATGCCTGTGTTGAGAGCCTGGCCGACATCCTCCGTGAAATCCCCGCCGAGCAAGCCGCCGGCATCAAGTTTAGCGACCAGGAAATCCCCCCGCCCGAAATCGTCCTCGAACCATCCGCCGCCGCCGATTAACTCCCTCTCCCCGCCAAACGGGGAGAGGGCCGGGGTGAGGGGTTTAAGTTTTTCCCGCTTCGGGAACAGGTTGCCGGGCGGGAATTTCACTCATTAGCTGTCCTTCAAATCCCGTATCGCGGCATCCCCTTGTTCCGCGTAGTGTTCCATTTGAGTGGGCGTTTTGGCGGCCAGCATGCCCGCCGTGCTGTCTTTGAGCGCGCGCAAAAAATGTGCCTGCCGCCGCATTTTTCGCGCGCCCAAAAAACTTAACCCGGCCACGGGCAACGAGCACCCCGCCAGTCCCGCCCGCCATGGGGTGTCGGTTGCCCAGGCCCAAACAAATCCCTGCACCGCCAGTCCCGCGTTGCCCAAGCCCAGGCACCAATAAATAAAACCATATCGGTGCAATCGGCGAATATCATGGTCCAGCCGGGTAATAAACGTGTACGCCCGCCGTTTGTTTCGCCGGGCCTCCCGTTCCGTGCTGTCCTGCCATTCACTCATGCTCATTCCTGGGTTATCTCCACAAATCCCAGCCCGGCCAAATTCTGGCCCGTGATCCCGTGCAGGGCTATAAAATGGCGCGGCACCAGCCAGGTCCGCGTGTCCACCGTCACCGGCACGGTCGGCCCCAGTTCTTTTATCATGGTATGGATCAACCGCTCCACCATCGGGTCCGTGTAATGCAGCGGTCGCCCGCACGCGCATAGTTCAATGGCCGGCATTACTCGTTTTCTCCTAAATTTTCAATAACCGTCTGCACCATCAACACGGTGGGTTCGCTCTTGTCTCCCCACAGCCACAGTGCCTTTATCAATTCCAACCCGTCAAAGTTGGCTGACACAAACCCCTTTTTTAACGCCTGGCTGATCGTTGCAATCACCTCCACCTTGGGCGGGTAATTATATTGAATCAAAACTTTTGCCTGGGGATGTTCCGCCCGCCACCGCCGGCCATGCTTGCACATGGTCGTGAGTTGCTCGCCATATTGTCGTGCCAAATTTTCAGGAATCGGCTTGCCCATAAAATCAGATGCACCTTTTACCAGTCTCACCACCACCATGTCAATCTTGTTTGCGCGATTTGACAAACCCACCACCCAATGCTTGTGTATTAACGATAAAGTATGAGCGAACCGTCCACCGCCAGCATACCGGCTTTGCCTGCATTTTTGCCCAATCCGCGCGGCATTCCCGTGGCGCCCTTTGCCATGCAAAAAATTCTCACCAAGGCCATTCGCAGTCACAGCGCCAATCAAAACCTGCGTTCCACCGCCGTCAAGGGGCCGGATAAAATGGGCGGCAAACGCGGCAGCGGCAAATCCAGCCGGGCAGGCGCCCGCGCCGCCGGCGCCGCCAAAAAATAAATCCCACACCATCATGTTTCAGCCCTTAGCCTTTAGCCTTTAGCCTTTTTTTATGCCTCCCCTGCCTTCACCTGCCGGCGCCTGTGGCACCCCGCAAAAAACGGTCAACCAGCAGCCCGTCTTCGACCGCCGCCTGCGCGTCCACCGCCCGCGCAAAAAGAAAGGCCGTGGCTCCCAGCCCAAGTTTGTATGATCCATCTAACTTTAGCATTCAGCCTTTAGCCTTTTTCCCATGACCCCCCGCGAAAAATTCCGCCAGGACCGTTCTCTCACGCGCGGTTACAACGACCTCATTGGCGGCACTCAAATGCAGGCCGCCCTTGACGCTGCCGAGTTGGAGCTGGACCGCCTGGTTGTCACCACCGGAGACGTTTCTGCCGCCGCCGCGCACCGCTGGCGTCGTGAAGGCGCCAACTGGTTCCGCCAGATTTTGGAAAACCTGAACGCCTCCATCATTCCCCTCACCACCAAAAACACCGGCGCGCTTGACCACAAAGCATAACTAATATGTTTCAGCCTTTAGCCTTTAGCCTTTAGTTTTTTTATGGACGCCCCTACCACCACCGCACCCGCACCCAGCACCCAGCCCAACCCGCCCGGCCCCAACATGGCCGAATCCTTTGCCGGCTTCGATGCCCTCGTGGCCGCCCCCGAATCTTCTCCCTCGCCCCCCGCAGGGGGAGAGGGCCGGGGTGAGGGGCAGGCATCCGACGCTCAACCCTCAACCACCAACCCGCAACCACCAACCAAGCCCGCCCCTGACACCAAACCGACAGACGAAGGGAAGCCCCCCTCAACCCTCAACCCTCAACCCTCAACCAAGCCCGCCAAAGCCGCCACCCTGCGCGAAGAACTCGACCGCACCCGCACCGAAGCCGCCGACTGGCGCGGCAAGTACGAGAAATTGCAGGCCGACCTTTCCAAGCCCAAACCAGACCCGGAAAAGGATCAGCTCCTCAAAGACCGCGAGACCTGGAACAAATCCCGCGCCGATCTTGAAAATGAACTCAAGTTCGCCAACTACGAGCGCAGCCAGGAATACAAAGACAAGTACCAGCAGCCATTTTTGAAAGCCTACGAGTCCGCCCAAAAACTCGTCAGCGCCCTTACCGTCAAGGAACCGGATCAGAAAGACCAGTACGGCGAAGTCACCGAGCCGGGCAAAACCCGCAAGGGCACGGAGGCAGATTGGGACGCCCTCATGGCCATCACCGACGAGAACGCCGCCAGCGAATTCATTGCCGAACATTTTGGCCACTCCGCCGCCCGCGTCACCGTCCTGCGCGACAAGGTCCTGGACCTTCACGGCCAGATGCGCGCCGCGGTCGAGGACTTCCGCAAGCAGGCCGGCGAGCGCGAGACTCAAATGCGGGGCACCCTGGAAAAACAGCAGAAAGAAATCAGCACCCGCTGGCACGCGGCCAACGCCCATGCCGCCCAAAAGTATCCGCAGTATTTCGCGCCCGACCCTGCCGACCCCAAGGCCACCGCCCTGTGGGAGGCCGGCACGCGCCTCACGGACCTCGCCTTTGGCGTGCTGGACCCTGCCGATGTTTCCAAGCTCCCGCCCGCCATCCAGTCCAAGTTTGTCAACGGCCAGTTGCCGCTCGCTGACCGCACCTTGTTGCACAGCGCCATCCGCAACCGCGCCGCCGCCTACGACCGCCTCGTTTACAAGCTCGCCATGAGCGAGGCCGCCAAAAAGGAACTGGCGGACAAACTGGCCGGCTTTGAAAAGTCCGAGCCGGGCCGGGGCCAGGCCCGCAAGGTCGAAACTTCCGGCAAGCCAGGCACGCCCTCCACCCTGGACGAGGTGGATTCCGCCTTCGACCAACTCGCCGCTGCCAACGGCTAAAACCAACCATTATGTTTCAGCCTTTAGCCTTTAGCCTTTAGCCCTTTTTATGAACCACCAGGAACAATTCCAAAATCGCATCACCGATGCCGTCAACAAAGCCGCTGCCAACGCGGTCCATCCCGCCATCATTTACATGGTCCTGGGCGGCATTCAACAGGACGTGCTTAATTCCGTCCGCGCCGCCAACCGCGCCGCCGCCGCCCCTCCCTCGCCCCCCGCAGGGGAAGATGGCCGGGGTGAGGGGCGGGAAAATTCTCAACCCTCAACTCTCGACTCTCCACCCCCAGCCAATTAAAATGCGCCCCGCCACCGGCAGTTTTTGGTATCGCCTGTTGTTCCCCAAACGATCCCGAATCATTTCCGCCTACATTCACTCCATGAATGTTGCTTTGGCAGACACCTATGATTACGTTGTGGGAGATAAACCTTGGCCGAATGGGTTGCAAACATTGTTGAATGTCGGTGCGGCGGACCTGTCCGCCAAAGCGTTCAACGATGTTTGCATCCGCTTGGTTGACTTTTTTAAGAATCCACACACCGACAATGGGTTGTCAGGTTCTTGGCAGGAAAACTCGCCCTATAAAAAATCCACGACCTCCTTTTTTATTCCCTGGGAAACCGACCCCAATCCTCTGTATCCCATGCTGCCAGACAAGCAGGTGCTGCCCTTTCTGCGCTACTGCAAGAAATACCAGTTGAGCATCACCCCTCTTTACAACGCAGCCTTTGAAGCCAGCCGCTTTCTCTCAAACTTGCCAACTGTTTGTTATGAACGATAAATGCCCCCACCTGATCCCCCTGCTTGACCGTGTCATCATCGAGCCGATTGCCGGCCCGGAAAAAATCGGCGCCATCTTCGTGCCCGACCAGGCGCGGGAGAAGCCGGATACCGGGCGTGTGCTCGCGCGCGGCCCTGGCCGCGTGTCCGAGCACGGCACCCGCATTCCCATGTCCGTTGAGGTGGGCGACCAGGTGGTTTTCAACCGCTACTCCGCCAGTCAAATCCGGGTGGCTGGGCGCGACCTCTGCCTGGTCCACGAGTCCGATATTAACTGCATCGTAAAAACCCCCTCCACCCTCAACCCTCAACCCTCAACCAAATAACATGCACTACCGAAACGGCAAAGAAGCGCACGATGGCGACCCCGTCATTGGCCAGACCTACAAAAACTCCGGCGTCGTCATTGCCGGCAAAATTCACAGCATCAATCCCGGTCAAAACACCTGCAACTGCACCGTGGCCGTTCCCGTCATGGGCGGTGTCGAGCACCTGTCCTGCCGCAACGTGGATGAATTCTACTCCGCTGCCGATGCCTTCGCCGCCATGGAGCAGGCCCTGCGCTGCCCGGCGGTGGAAGTCCCGCCTCCGCCCGCGCCAACTCCCAAATTCTTGTAGCCGCATGTGGCACAGACCTCTGGTCTGTGTTATCTTTCGCAAATTCATCGGTGCGGGGTAGAACAGTGGTAGTTCGGCAGCCTCATAAACTGCTTGTCGGTGGTTCGATTCCACCCTCCGCAACCACTTTATTTCCGACTTGACCCTGTCTGCTGGTGGTGTAAATTCCCGCCACCATGAGAATGTCCCTAAGAAAGCATCGCCGTGTGCGGGCCAGCGCCGCCAAAACTCAACGCCGCTACATGCGGCTGGCGGCGAAGGTGGTTAAAAATGTTTTTGTCCCGGCCCAAAAAGGAACCCCCCTGGGACCACCCGCCCCACTGGTCCAGAAACTTCCCCTGCCCTCGTCCGTCGCGCCTTCCGTCCCTGCCGTCCCTTCGGCCACCCCCGCGCCCGGAAAAAGTTTGGTTTGCAGCCAGTGCGGCACCGCCCCCAAAACCCCCCTTATCGGCCGTCTCCCGCGCGGGTGGAAAAGGATGGAGGCCGAGGTCGTCTGCCCCAAATGCTGGCATGACAAGTTTTTCCTCCGCGCCATCACCTTTGCCGTGTCCGGCCCCATCGTAAAAGAGGACTGGCCGGCCTTGCGTGAAGCCTTGCAGGCAGGCTGGGCGCAATCCACCCGGCTCTGCAACTGGGCCGTTACCGAACTCGCCAAGGCCGATGTCACCCGCCAGCCAGACATGGCCAAACTGCCCAAGTTCGCCCTGCCGTATTTATACCCGCCCGCGCGCAAGTTGTTCCCCGGCCTGGCCAGCCAAACGGTCGTGGCCCTGCTCAACACCGTCCAGCGCAAGTATGCCCAGACCCGCTTTGAACGCATCTGGCTTGGGAATGTCTCCCTGCAAAGCTACAAGTACCCCGTGCCCGTGCCCGTGCCCGCTGCCGGCTATTCCTGCGAACTGATGAAGCGCGGGCCGGACCGCGTGCCCGTTGTCCATCTGCGCATCGGCGACCAGCGTTTTTCCTTGTTATTGCGTGGCGGCGTTGAATGGGCGCGCCAGTTACATGACTTCACCCAAGTGGTGCATGGCCACGGTTTGCAGTGCGAGGCCGCCATTGGCCGGCGGCGCGTGACGGACTCCGATACCTGGAACGGCGTGGCCGAGCGTCAGGCCGGCGGCGGCCAGCGCCAGCATTACCGCATCATGCTCAAGTTGGTTGCGTGGCTGCCCCGCAAACCTGTTGGCAAAAAACAGAAACCCAAAAACCTCACCTTGAATACCGGCCAAGACTTTTTCTGGCAGGCTGTTCTGGATGGCGGCCAGCCTTGGATTTTACATGCCGATCATGTCCGGGGCTGGGTGTTAAGCCATGCCCACCGGCTGCAACATTGGAGTGACGACCAGAAGTTTGAGCACCGGCGCAACGCGCGGGCGCGGCAGCCCCTTAACGAACACCGCGCAGCGGCGGCGCGCAAGCAAAACGACCGGCTCGATACTTGGTGTCATACTGCCGCTGCGCTTTTCACCCAATGGTGCTCCCGCCAGCGTGTAACACGGGTGCAATATGATGAAACCGGCGGCCATTTTCTTGAAAGTTTTCCTTGGCACCGGCTTAAAACCCTGTTACAAGAGAAACTGAACGTGGCCGGAATTGACTTTGCCGAAGTTGCGAGCGCCACAGTGCCGGAGGAATCCAGCACCAGCGCTCGCCAAAAGACAAAGTCCTGAACGGCAGTATTTTGAGTGACCGATACACTCAGCGCGGTTGCGCCTTGGTACGCTTGCCGGCCCTGGCTCTCGCGGAACACCGTTTAAGTAGCGGGGATTACGCTGTTTACAGCCCGGCCCCCGCAGCGACTAAAATTAAAGCTGTCGGCTTCGGGGGTTCCGTGTCAAACCGTTGCTTCTTTTGCCAGAAAGCCCGCAGCGACTAAAATTAAAGCTGTCGGCTTCGGGCGATGTCTTGTAGCGAAAGAGTTTAACACCCGACTCCCGCAGCGACTAAAATTAAAGCTGTCGGCTTCGGGAGTGTCCTGAAATAATTCCACGAGGTCGAAAGCCCCCCGCAGCGACTAAAATTAAAGCTGTCGGCTTCGGCTTCGCACCGCGAAATCAAGAAGCTGGACAAGCCCCCCGCAGCGACTAAAATTAAAGCTGTCGGCTTCGGGCGCACGCCGTTTGTGGAGAGCCGAACTGAATTCCTGCCCGCAGCGACTAAAATTAAAGCTGTCGGCTTCGGGGTGAAACGCGATGTTGACACCGGCAACAAACTTATTCCCGCAGCGACTAAAATTAAAGCGGTCAGCTTCGGGTCGCCACCAGTAGAGAGTTTTGGAGAGGAAGAAATCCCGCAGCGACTAAAATTAAAGCGGTCGCCTTCGGGTTGCCTGTTGGGTTGACAGGATGACCACAACCCGCCACCCGCAGCGACTAAAATTAAAGCGGTCAGCTTCGGGCTTACAATCACAGATTCCTAAAACGTCAGCGCATGTTGCTTCCGTTGCTCCCGCAACTTGTCCTGCCGTTTCATAAACCAGTCCCAGGTGGAATTCTCCGCCGGCACATCCGCGCCCAGGCGTTTGATCTTGAACCCGCGTTGCCGCGCCCCTTCCAGCGCAATCGCCAGCCAGTCAAACAGGTCCGGGCTTTTGCCCATCCGCTCCTTGAGTTCATCCTTCGGCTCCACTTCAATCTTGTCGCCCGCCACCGTCTTGTACTCGCGCCAGCAGCCCTCGGCCATCACGTCCTCCGGCAACTCTCGCATCTGGCCGCTCTCTATCGTCTCCCGCACGCTAAACCACATCTCCGTTATGAACTTGCTGTAATGTTCCTCGCACCGTTTCAGCCGGCGCCGCCCGTCCTTTTCAGCTACCCATAAATCCCAACGCACGGGCCGCGTCGTCGTCCGCGCCCCGGCGTCCACCGGCACCGGCGGGTTAAAGCCAAACTTCCGCGCAAAGGCAAACCCCACCGTCCCCTTGCCGAATGAATCGTAAAAACAATTGTCCGGCGCTATCCCGTTGGCTTCCAAATCCTCCTTCACCAGGTCCGCTATCTGGTCTTCCGGCGGCAGGGCCGGGTTCACAATTATTTTCAATATGCGCGGCGGGTTCACCCGCAAAATCTGCGTGCCCTCGGCACTCTCCCCAAACTCTATCCATCCGCCCACGCAGCGGTCCCCGCCGCCATAGGCCGGGTCCACGCTGTAAATGCGCGGGCGCGGTTTGCCCGCCCACACCGCGCGCTCGTGCGCCCCGTGCAGCCGGCACAATTGCCGGGTTATCACGCGCGAATGTTCCAGCCCTATCCGCATCCGGCCCATGATTTGCGTCTCATACTCCGGCGAGTTTTTCCCGTAATCATGCGCGATAATCCGCTCATAATCGTGCCCAATCAGTCCCTTGTATTGGTCTTGTGGCTGGTCAAAGTTCGGACTGTCCAGCCCAATCAAATTCACGCACACCCCGCCCAGCAGTTTGATGGGCCACACCTGCGTCTTTTCCAGCCCGTCCACCGCCGGCCAGCCCTCCAGCGGCTCGCCCACAATGCCCAGTTGATCGTTCGGGTCGTGGCGCGGATTCCCGCTCCCAATCACCTTCAACCCGCCCGCGCCCGTGTTGCTCCGCATGTTTGGCAGGCAGCCCAGGAACGTCGGCGCCATGAACTGCAATTCGTCGCACTGAAACCGGAACCGTTTTTGTTTTATCCCCGCAAAGTTCCCCAGCCCCACCCATTGCTTGCCCACATAGCACGCCTTGCAGAAAATTCCCTTGCGCAGGTCCCGCGCGTCCTCGCTGTCGGCGGCGCGGTCGTCCGTCGCAATGCGCTGTTTGTATTCAATCAAGTGTCCCGCCAGCCAGGAATAATTTTCCCGGCCCGCCTTCCATAAACTTTTCATCTCGCCCCACACGGCGTCTTCCAGTTTGTCCTTGGTCGTGCTGCTCACCAGCACCGCCGTTTCATCCGGGTAACACCAGTAATCAATCAGGCTGAACTCGCTCGCGTGGCTCGTCTTCTGGCTCGAAGCCGCCCCCATCAAAATCGTGATGCTGTTCTTGATTATCTCCCGGTAAATCAACTCGCTCCAACGGTGGCAGTAACGGTCCGGCCAGATCAATTTGCGCGCGTTCAAATAATGCCGGAGCAACTCGCCTTCCCCCTCAGACTGTGGACTGTGGACTGTGGCCTCTGGACTGTGGACTGTGGACTGTGGACTCAAGACTTTTTTCCACGTCCTCCGTATCATGTTAAACTCCACGGCCAGCGCATCCGGTTTGCGCTGCCATTTCTGCCCGTATTGGTCCTCGTAAATCATGGCTGGCTTCCCCCTCTCCTGGGGGAGAGGGCCGGGGTGAGGGCGGTCGTAAACATTTTTTTCAGCCTTTAGCCTTTAGCCTTTAGCCTTCTCCTACCCTGCCCCTTGCGCATTACATTTTCAACGGTAACGTTAAAAATAAAGCATTATGAGTATTCCAAGCGATTGTTGCTCTCCCTGTCCTTCTGTCACCGCCGTCAACGTCCCCGGAGTCCCCGGCGCCAACGGCAATAACGGCATCAACGCCTTCACCACCACTTTGGGCGTCATTACCCTGCCCATTCCCCTGGCCAATGTCGGTCCCATTGCTGTTGCCAATTCCAGTTGGCTGACCCCCGGCCAGAGCGTCGTCGCCAGCAGCGATGCCTCCCATGTCGGCACCTTCCGGGTCGTATCCGTCTCCACCGGCTTTGTCACCCTGCAATGGCTGGCTGCCACCGGAGATTCCGCGCAGGCCACGCCCATTCCCATTGGTGCCACCCTTTCCCCGTCCGGCGCTCCTGGCCTTTCCAGTTTTGGGGTTCTAGCCGTCACCTGTTTTGCCACTGCCGGCGCCTTTGCCTTCACGCCCAACCCCAATGCCACTGCCCTTTATGTCGAGTGCATCGGGGCCGGCGGCTCCGGCGGCGGCGGCGGCTCCACCGCTGGTGATGCTTCCCTCGGCTCCGGCGGCGGCGGCGGCGCTTATTCCGCCGTGTTCCTCACCCCCATTTTGGCCACTTACTCCGGCATCGTGGGCGCGGGCGGTGCGGCCCCTGCCCCCGGCAACAATCCCGGCATCCTTGGCGGCTTTACCAGTTTCATCGGCAACGCCTCCAATCTTTGTCTGGCCAACGGCGGCGCAGCGGGCGCGGGCGGCGGCGCCCCAGGCACCACAGCCCTGTTAATTCTCGGCGGCACGGGCGCCTCCGTGGCCGGCGCTGTCGGTGATCTCGTGATGGATGGCGACGACGGCGGCATTAGCAATCGCGTCTCCGGCACGGTGGGCAGTTCGGGCCGGGGCGGCAGCGGGCCTTTTTCCGGCGGTTCCTCCAGCCTCATCGCCCAGGGCAACGGCAATACGGGCGGCCAGTACGGCGGCGGCGGGTCCGGCGGCAATACCCTGAATGGCGGCGCGGCCACCTCCGGCGGCGCCGGCGCCGATGGCCTGGTCCGCATCTGGCAGCTTGGTTGATTCAAGAGCCTCCCATGCCCAACCCCGTTTACGACTTCATTGGCAGTTTCAAGGATGGCATGAATTCGGGCATTGACCCCCTGCTCCTGCCCAAGACCCAACTCGCGTTTGCCTCCAACGGCACCCTGCGCGGCGACTTTTTCCAAACCCGGCCCGCCACGCAACAACTTGACCTGGCGTATGTCGCGCCATCTGTTCAAACCGATTTCCAAACCGGCCTGTTTCAGGGCGCCGCTTATTACAAGCCAGATGCCGGCCCGGAGGCCCTCGCCTTGCAAATCGGTGGCTGCCAATTCCTGGCCACCCCGGATTCCAGCGGCAATGCCCTGGTGCAGGAAATCACCATCCCCGGAGACCCTGATTCCGCCGCCCAGCCCCAAGCCTGGATTTGCCAGGCGGAAAACTTTCTCATCTTCAACGATGGTCTGGACCTCCCGGTGTTTTACGATGGCGCCACCAGCCGGCGGTCCCTGGGCGCCAGCCAGCCCCTGGGCACAGTCAACGCCGCCGCTTCCGCGCCGGCCATCGGCAGCACGACGGCCTTGCAACTTTTAGCCGACTACACCGGGCCGCTCAATCAGCCCATCTTCATTGGCACGGCCATTTATGTTGTCACTGCGGTCGGCGGCTCAGGGGTCGCCTACTCTGTCGAACTGCAAACCCTGTATGACCCGGACACCAGTCACCCCGCCGGGACCCCCTTGTATCGGAAGGCCGCCCAAATTGGCGAGGCACAGGCGGTGTTCAATCCCATCATTCCCAATCAGCCGGTGGGCGTCGTCACCTTTGAACTCGTCGGCACCACCATTCCCACCAATGTCGGTGTGGGAGATTCCATTACCCTGTCCAACCCCACCGTTCCCCCCTCAGACCCCAGCTTGCAAACCATCAAAACCAATGTGTTTGCCATCAACAAGCCGTCCCGCACCCGCATGGCCCTGGTCTTTTTCAGTTCCGCCGCGCGCACTGCCGCCACCACCGGCCTCTGGCTGGCCTCCCTTACCGGCGGCGGCGCCGTCACACAACAGGGAACCGTGGCCGTGGGTTTTTCTGTGCAAACCAGCGGCACAGACATCACCGTGGACCTTGCCTCCAATTTCAAAGGCTATGTGGGACAGATTATTTGGATCGGCAACGGCCAGTACCAAATCGTTTCCATCACCAACCTTGCCCCCATTCCCGACCTCAACATCACCGTCGAAAATATAACCGATACCCTCGGCACCAAGCTGCTCAACCTGCCCTTGACCACCCTGCCCGAATTGCCCGCCGGGCGTTCCCTGTGTTACGGCCAGGGCCGGGTGTGGGAGTCCATGATTGATGGCTTGAGTTTTCTGGGTGGAGACATCGTCAATGGCACCTCCGGCTCGCCGGGCTACAATTACCGCGATGCCGTCCTGCGCGTTACAGAAAATGACTCCATTGCCGGCGGCGGTTTGTTCCGCGTGCCCGGCAGCGCGGGCGACATCAAGGCCATGCAGTTTTGCGCCCTGCTGGATGCCTCCCTGGGCCAGGGTCCGCTCCAGATTTTCACCCCCAACTGTGTATTCAGTTGCCAGGCCCCGGTGGACCGTTCCACCTGGGCCGCGCTCACCAATCCCATCCTCACCCAATCGCTCATCGGCGCCGGCGGCGTGGCGCAAAATTCCGTGTCCCTCGCCAATGGCGACATTCTCTTTCGCTCCTCGGATAGCCAGATTCGGTCCCTGCTCATGGCGCGGCTGGATTTCAACCGCTGGTCCAACACCCCCGTCAGCCGCGAAATGGCCCGCGTTTTGGACCAGGAAGATTCCACCCTGCTGGCTTACTCCACCTCTGCGGTTTTCGACAACCGCTTTTTGATGGGCGCCGGGTTGACTTCTTCCAACCGGGGCGTTTTTTCCCCATCCCTCATCGCCCTGAACTTTGACCCCGTCAGTTCCCTGCGCGGGGCCGATACCACCATTTATGACGGCCAATGGTCCGGCCTGAACGTGTTGCAACTCGTCAGTGGTTTTTTCAGCGGCGTGTCCCGTTGCTTTGCCGTTTGTCTCTCCACCGATCTCACCCAGATTGAAATTCACGAAATTTTGCCCTCGTCCGGCCCGGCGTCTTTGACCCTCGATGATGGCGTCACAGCCATCACCGCTGCCTTTGAATCGCCCGTGCTGGATTTTGGCGACCGCCGCTCCGGCGCCCGCACCTACAAGCGCCTCCAGTACGGTGAAATCTTTGTGGATAACATCACCGGCCCCGTCACGTTCCAGGCTTTTTACAAACCCGACCAATGGCCCAATTGGGTCCCGTGGTATTCGTGGACCCAGTCCTACTCTCAACCCTCAACTCTCAACCCTCAACTGCCTTCTGATCCGGGCTTTCGTCCCCGCGTCGGTCTGCCCATGCCGGACGGCACCGTGTTTGACACCGTGAACAACCGTCCCTTGCGCGAAGGGTTCACTTTCCAATTCCAACTCGTCGCCACCGGCTCCTTCCGTTTTCTGGGCGCGCGTTTTTCCGCCGACCTCATCCCTCAGCCCGAATTCGCCGTCCCCGTTTCTCCCTGACCACTCTGCCCCTTGCCAAACCGTATTTTTACCACGACAAGATATTATGACCATTTTGTTTCAGCCTTTAGCCTTTAGCCTTTAGCCTTTTTTTTATGTTGCTCACTTACGGCGCTCTCAAATCCTCGCGCGTTTTGCAAATCGCGTCCGCGCCGCCCTCCAGTCCAGAATTCGCCTCGCTGGTCAACGCCGCCATCCGCCAGTTGATGACTCGTGGCAACTGGTTTGGCACCGTCCAGCCCCTGGAGGGTTGCGTGACCGATTCCTGTATTGTCTGGCCCCGTTACGTCGCCACTCCCCTGGCCATCAATATCTGTGGCCGGCCCACGGAACTGGCTAACCGCTGGTATCGTTTCCTCCCCTGGGACCCGTCCCACGTCGCCGCTGCCTGTAATTATTTCCAGCACGGCCAGGGGGGCGCCCTCACGGCAGAAATGGACGGCTCCCTGCCCGTGTTCAACCCCATCGCCTGTCTCGCCGGCATGTACCTGCAATTTTATATTGATAACATCGCCGATGTCGGCAGCACCATTACCATTTTTGGCATAGATTCCAACGGCCAGGTTATTCGCACCACACATGCCGATGGCACCTTTCAGGAAGGCGTCGAACTCGCTTTGGCCGTCCCCTACGTTCAAACCCCCATGCTCATCCGCAAAGTTACCCGCGTGCTTAAAGATGTCACGCTGGGCATGGTGCGCGGCTATCAGTGGGATGGCACTTCCATGAACGGCGCCCTGCCGCTCCTGTTGGACCTCTGCGCTTATTCGCCCGCTGAGACTTCCCCGGATTACCTGCACAGCCGGCTTCACGGCTACCGGCCCCACTCCGCGGGTTGCGCCTTCACCCGCGTCACCGCCCTGGTCAAGCTCGGCTTCGTCCCCGTGGTGAATGATGACGACCTCGTGTTGATCGAGAATACGGATGCCATTCGGGACATGGTCCAGGCCATCAAGAAAAAAGAGGCGGGCGATGTCTCCGGCGCCGCCGCCGCCGAACTGTCCGCCTTTCGTGAACTCAACTATCAAATGCGCGACCGTTTCCCCATCGAGCAACTCACCACCACCTTCCGCCCCTTCGGCGCCGCCAGCCTGGGCCGTGTCACCGCCGGCTTTATGTAGCCCTATCTCTCATGGCTCCCATTACCCCCATCAAAACTACGCCGCCGGGTGTCGAGCCTTCCCGTGAGGAAGCCCGCGCTCAGTTCGACCATTGGACCCGCGCCCTTGGCCTCAAACACACTTTCTCCTTTGACGAAATGTATAGCATCGGCCTGGAACTCCGCCGCCGTAAAGATTACCGGGCCAAGGTCACTGACTTTGAGGACCGCATCCGGCAGATAGATGGCGCGCTGGTGGGCAACTGTTTTCCCCTCGTCCACAAATTTGCAGATGGCCTCTACATCCGCCAGATCACCGTCCCGGCCCAGACGCTCACCGTCACCAAAATTCACGCCCAAACCCATCCCTTTTTCATTCTCCGGGGCACCGTTTCCATTCTCACCGAGGCCGGCGTGGCCCGGCACACTGCGCCCTATTCGGGCATCACCCAGGCCGGCACCAAGCGGGTCATCTGGCACCATGACGAAGTCGTGTTAACCACCGTCCACCGCACCGACAACACCGACATCGCCAAAATCGAGGCCGAGGTAACTGCCGCCGATTTCAACGCCCTGCCTGATTCTTTGGACCAGGCCAGAATTCTTGAATTTGTAAACTCCATCCAAGGTTAATTATGTCTTTTATCGCTACTGCACTTATTGGCGGCATCGGTTTGGCTGGTGTGGGAGCCGGCGGCTACTTCGGTTCTCAAGGCGCCGGCAGCAAGCCCAATTACAGCAATGTCCGGGACCCCTACCAGCAGATGAAGCACCTGGTCCCCGGCCTGCCCACCATGACCAGCACCGCCGCTTCCAACATCCAGAACGAATTGTCCGGCAATCTGCCGTCCGATGTTACGGCTGATATTCGCAATGCCGGCGCCGCCTGGGGTGTGTCCAGCGGCATGCCCGGCAGCGGGGCGTCAATGGATGTCACCCTGCAAAGCCTCGGCCTCAGTTCCTTGTCGGAAGAACAGCAAGGCATGGGCAACTACCTGAACTTCCTCACCGGCGTTGGCTCTCAGCTAATGCCCATTAGCGAGCAAATGGGCGTGGCCAATGCCGCCGCCGCGCCCAACCCCCAAGACCAGTATCTTTCCAGTTTGTTCGGCAGTCTTGGGGGGCTTGCGCTTGGCGGTGTTGGTGGCGGGGGCGGGCTGGGCGGGGGTTTATCTAGTTTATTGGGTGGCGGCACGGGGGCCAGTTCCACGGGCGCCCAGGTGGATTCCGGCTCCTACGAAAATTGGAGCAACCCCAGCTCCATCTCCGTCCCGGCTGATGCTGGCACTTCCTCTGCCTTTGGCACCCCGGATCAGGACAGCGCCCTCATGGATTTTCTTTACGGTGGCGAAGGCGGTTCGGGTGGCGCTCTCACCGGCAGTCTGTTTGCTGATTCCTCCAACCAATAATTTTATGGCTGAACTCCCTCCCTGGCTCGATATTAAACCAAACGAATCGGTCAATTCCATGCTGGCCGGGTACAAGCTGGGCCTGGAAGAGCGCGAAGGCAACCAGCGTATGGCCCTGGCCAAACAAAAACTGGGCGCCTACGAGCGGAAATCCTCGTTGGATGCCCAGGTCAAACGCGAGCAAATCCTGTCCAATTTCCAGCGCGAGCAAACCCAGGCCGCCGTCGCCGACGCCTATCACAAGTCCATGACCGGCCTGGCCAAACAGCGCCTCGATTTCGAGTATCAAAACAAACAGCGTGAGTTTCAAGCCAAGGCCGCGGAAATTTCCGATACCGTGGGTTACGCCAACGCCGTCGCCAACGGCACGCCCCCCATGCAAGCCCGCGCGCAATTTCCCCTGGCCAAAGTCCCCGGCACCGAAGACAAGCCGGCCACCTCTCCCACAGAAACCGTCACTGAACGTTTTCCTGCCGTTGAAGGCAAACCGGCGGATGTAACCCCGGCTTACACCCGTGGCTGGTATAATCCGGCCCGGTGGGTGGAAGGTAAAAATGCCCCTGCCGTGACCAACGCCCCGGCCATTGAAGGCCATCCAGCTTATTCCGTCTCTCAAAAAATTCCTGCGAATGTTTCCCCAGCACAAGCATTCCGCGCGGTGGGTCCCGGAACCAATGCCGTTCCCGGCACAGGAGCCTCCGCGCCCAAAATCATCCGGGACAAAAACGGCAAATTCATTCTGGCCAATCAGGCTGCCGAAGATGAAGCCGTTGAACCTTAGAAAGCCATGCTGGTACAAGTTCCAGAAGTCGGCCAGTTGGATTTCCCGGATGATGCCAAACCGGACGAAATCCTCTCCTTCCTCAACGAGAAGTATCCCAAATCTGCCGCCCCCGCCCCGCCCGCCGAAACTCTTAGCGAGTGGAAACCTGGCGTTGCCGACCGCCTGAAAATGGGTCTGGGCGAATTGGCGCAAACCACCCCCTACCGCACCGCCGCCCAAATTCCCGGACTCATCAAAAAAGAAACCGGCGAGCTGGGAGAATTTACCAAAGCCCTTTTCGGTAGAAACGAACAACGCCCCCTGCCTCCCTCACCGCTGGCCGGCACCCGCTTTGCGCCGGAAAATGTCCCTTCGGGCGCGGAACTTTCGCGCGATACCGGCCTGCCGTCCGCCGTCACCGAGACCGCCAGCGCCGTGGATAAAATCGTGGCCGGTCTGGCCCAGTTTATCACCTCGCCGCAAGGCGCGGTGCAAATGGCCACTTATGGCGTCCCCGTGCTCAAGCTGCCCATGGCCGCCAAATGGATTTCAGACATGGTCAAAGGCGGCTACCTGAACATCAAAGACGCCGTTGATGCCTTCCAGAAGGGCGACACCCAGCGTTTGCGCGACAACATCATTGGGGCCACCGCCAATTTTGTCGGCGCCCTTGGCGTTGGTGGTGGAGAAATTAAAAGCCTGAAAGATTATTTCAACCGCCTCGACTCGCCACAAACCGTCACCCCGCCCGCGTCCCGCGAAGCGCCCGCGCCCATGACCGCGCGAGACGCCACTGTTCCGCCCGTCAATTTGTCTCCCGTGCTGGCCGGCGCCGGTTTGCCGCCGGTTCAAGGCCCGCCCGCGCGTGGTGATGTTTTACCCATGCCGCAAGGCGCTCAACCACCCCTTTTGAATCCAGAACAGCGCGCACGAGTAGCGGCTAAATTAAAAGCCGCTTGGGCAGAACGGGAAACTCCCGCGCCCAAAATTCCACTCTCACCAGAAGCCGCCGCAAAAGGTGAAACCTCCATTGAATCACCCTTGCCCTCTCAGGTATCTCCCGAATTATCTGCCGCTCTTTTGGCTGACGGGTTCAAACCAGAAGTGGCGAATTGGACAGATGAAGATTTTGCAAAAGCCGGCTGGCCTGCTGCCTTTAAATTAAGAGTCAAAAAAATCATAGCTCAACATCAAGGAGAACCAAATGCCCAAACAATACGAGGAAATACGGGACAGCTACCTCCGCCGGGGCAAGTCCCCCCAGCAAGCCAAGAAACTGGCGGCCATGACGTGGAACGCCCGGCACCCGTCCAACCCCAACCCCTGGACCCACGAGAAACAAAAGCCGGTCAAGTACCACTGACGCCGCTCGACCAGATTAAAAAAATCTCGGCCATGTCCGGCCCGGATTTTGTCCAGCACATCCGCGACCAGAATAACCCGCAAGCCCTCACCCAAAACGCCTACGATTTGGGATTGAGCCTCACCACCCCCGAAGAATTGGCCGCCCTCAAAAAAGCCCAAGCCGACAATCAAGCCGCCCTTAACGCAGCGGATAAAGCCGGCGATAAAGAGTTGGCAAACAATCTGGCATGGAAGGGCCACCTGTTTGGCGAAGCCATCGGGGCCGCCACTGGCACCGGCAGCGCCGGGCGTTATCTCCAACAAGCTGATCCGAATTACAAGGCGCGCTTCCCGGATGAACCCACCGTTCCGGCCATGTTGACCGGAGAACCTATCCAACAGACGGCGGAAGGCGCCTGGTATCAAGACAAGGCAACCGGCATTAAATTTCTTGAGACCGATCTGGACCCCAAAACCCTCTCGCTCTCGCCGGACGTGCCCAATTTCAAACGCGGGGCCAGCACCGAGACTGGGGAGGTCCCCGGCCAGGAATTGCAGGGGGCCTACACCCGCATCAACACCGGGCGCGCGATGGTCTATGAACGGCTAAACGGAACCAGGGAGGTCATCACCGGGCGCCATCGCTGGCAGCTTGCCTTGCGTACCAATGCGGACCTTCCCGTGCAACTCGTGCGCGAGGCGGACGGCTTTACCAAGGAACAAGCTTTGGTGATGGACGCCGAGGCCAACATCAAGGATAATCAAGGAGACGTATTTGACTATGCCCACTACTTCCGTGAAACCAAAGAAGCTTACACCGAAGAAACGGCGAGACGACGCGGCCTACTCCGCCTTGCTCCGGGGCGTCACGGCTGGGCACTTGGCAAAAACGCCGGTCCTGATCTCTATGCCCTCTGGCGAGACAATAAAATCGCCACCGAAAAAGCCGTTGCCATAGCCCGTGCCGCTCCTGGCAATGCCGACCTGCAAGCCTTGGGCATCAAGCAGGCGTTCAAGGGCGGCTCCCCGTCCGAGATTGAGAACTTCATCAAGGCCGTCCAATCGCAGACCGGCGGTGGCGCGTCTGAGCAGGTTGACCTTTTTGGCAGCCTCGAAGCTGGCGAGAAATTTCAGTCCAGCCCAACGGGTTCCAGTGAAGTGCTGGGCAACTTTTCCAAACTCAAAGACGCCCGCGCCCTCGCGCAAAAAACCGGCGGCAGCGTCAAGGGGTATTTGAATGGCAAATACAAACGCGGCTGGGTCGTCAGCAAATTCGTTGAACCACCAGAAGTCGCCGCGCCGGCTTCCCCCTCTCCTGGGGGAGAGGGCCGGGGTGAGGGCGGTCAACCCCCCGCCGCCCCCGGCGAACTTCTCCCCGCCGCCGAGCAACCCTTCAACCTGGTCGGTGAGAAAACGAAATTCGTTGAACCAAAGACCGAGCAAACCGCCTTCGGTGGCGAGACCCTTACTCAAAACGAACTGTTCGCCATTCAAGACGTGGTTCAGAGCAAGGACCCGCAAAAATCCGCCGATGTCATGCAAAAACGATTCGGCGCAGCCCAAGCGGTTAAGATTTTGGAGAACCAGCTCGCCGTCATGGCCAAGGACCCCAAATCGTACAAGGGTTACACCAAACCCCAGCGCGCCATGCTCCAAAACGTCATGGCCCTGCTCCGCCAGCGGGCGGAGAACGAAATGCCCCCCGGCCCCGGCGCGCTCACCGCCAAACCTTCCAGCCGGCCTGACGTGCCCGAAGCCTTCGAGGGCACCGCCCTTAAAAATGCCGTGGGCGAACTCGAACGCGCCGGCCTGGGCCTGCCAGACGCCACCCCCACACAGCAGCGCAAAATGGCCACTGCCTGGATCAATTCCGGCGAGACTCTTTCCCAAAATCCAGAAGCCGCCCGCCAGTTGGCCGACCTCTTGAAATGGAACCCGGACATGGGCCTTACTGATGACCAGTCCGCTCTTGTGTTGCGCCACAAGGTTGCCCTCGGCAATTCCCTAAACGACGCCGCCGAGCGCACCAACCGCGCCGCTTCGCCCGAAGACCGCGCCGTGGCCCAGGCCGAGTACGCCCAACTCAGCAATGAATTTACCGAATTGTTGGACGCCATCAAACAGCGCGGCAGCGAGTGGGGCCGTGAAGGCCGCTGGCGCCAGGCCATCGCGTTTGAAGATTACTCCTTCGCCACTCAGGAACGCCTCTTGCGCGCCGCCAAAGGCGGTCAGCCTCTCACCGATGCCGAACGCACCGACCTGCTTTCAAAAGTCGAGCAGTACAAAAAACTCGCTGCCGATGCCCAGGCTGAACTCACCCGGCTCAAGGAACAAAAAACCGCCACCGGCATAGATGAGATCATTACGGATGCCCGCAAGGAAGTCGCCGGGTCCAAACGCGCGGGCGTCAAGCGTGATATTGGCGCGGAACGCAACCGCCTCGTCAAGGGCATCAAAGAACGGCTGGACGAAGGCGAGGATATTGCCGACCTTGGCTCCTGGATTCAAAAGCTCGCCCGCAATTTTGTCGCCCAAGGCATTGTCACCCGCGACCCCTTGCTGGATGCCGTCCATGAAGTTGTCTCAGAATTGGTCCCGGACTTTTCCCGGCGAGACACCATGGATGCCATTTCCGGCTATGGCGATTTCAAGCAGCTTTCCAAGGATGAAATCAGCGTCAAACTCCGCGACCTCAATGGCCAGATGCAGCAGGTGGCCAAGCTTGATGACATCATGGCCAAACAGCCGCCCCTCAAAACCGGCCTGGAACGCCGCGCCCCCAGTGATGAAGAACGCCGTCTCATCAAACTTGTCAACGAGGCCAAGCGCCGCTTCGGCATTGTCATTACAGACCCTGCTACGCAGTTGCGTTCCGCCCTTGATGCCCGCAAGACCTATTACCGCAACCAGATTGCCGACCTCGAAGCGCAGATCGCCCGGCGTGAGAAATTCATCAAAACGCGCACGCCTTCCCCCACTGATGCCGAATTGGAAAAATTGAAGGCCCGGCGCGATGAAGTTAAAAAGGAATTCGACACCATCTTTCAAAAGCCCGGCCTTACAGATGCCGAGCGTTTGGGTTTGATGGAAAAATCCGTTGACCGCCAGATTGCCGAGCTTGAGCGCCAATTTAAGACTGGCGAGATTTTCCCCGCCGGCAAAAAACCCTCCACTCTTACCAGTCCCGCGTTGCGGTCCAAGCGCGCCGCGTTGGACGCGCTCAAGGAGCAACGCAAATATCTGCGCGAGTCCTTGCAGCCCGGCCCAGAATTTGACCCCTTGGCCACCCTCAAAAAACGCCTCGATTCCCGCATCAAAGAATACGAGCGCCGGATGGCTGATGGCGATTTCTCCCGCCGCGCCGCCAAACCCGTGCCCGCGTTGGATGAGGCCGCCACGCAAAAATCCGCCCGGCTCGCGCGCCTTAAAAAATCCTTTGCGGATGCCCGCCGCATTGCGGAGGCCAGTCAGCGCAACTTTGGCGAGCGTGTCCGGGATTGGGTTTCGCGCCTTCGCCGCGAGTTTCTTTTGTCCTCGCTCACGTCCATTGCCAAGCTCAGTGCGGCAGCCATGGAAGGCATTGTGTTTGAGTCCGTCAAGGAACTGCCCGCCCGCGCCGTCGCCGCCATTTTTCCCAAGTTCGCTGAACGGCTGGAAACACAGATGCCTGCCAGTTTCCGCATGGTTGGCAAATCCCTGGCCGCCGCCTTTATGAAGTCCGCGCGCGACTCCGCGCAGACCTTCAAGACCGGCTCGCCAGATTTTGAAATGGCCTATGGCGACCGCAAATCTGTGCCGCCCGAAATGCAGGTCTTCATGGGCCGCATTCACGCCATGCTCAAAACGCCGCTCAAGCGGTTTGGGTTTGAGAAGACCTACGCCAAAATCGCCGCCCGCTATCACGCCCAGGGCTTGGATGTCACCGACCCCCTCGTGCAAACCCGCATCGGCACCCTTGCGCTCAAGGAGGCCAATCGCTACCTCTTTTTGGAAGACAACCGGGTGACGGACGCCTATCAGCGGTTCATGTCCCGCTTTTACCAGGCGGATAAACTTACCGGCAAACCCACCCCGGCAGACATTGCCGCCGGCACCGCCATGCGGGTGGCCCTGCCCATTGTTAAAATTCCCACCAACCTGGTCGCCCGCACCTTTCAAGCCGCGTTCGGTCTGGAAGTTGGCGGTCTTCGTCTCGCCCGTGCTTACGCCAAAGGCATCGAATCGCTGCCGGGGGAACAGGCAGATGCCATCATGCGCCAAATCAAGCAGGGTTCCTTGGGCACCGCCCTTTTGCTGGTCGGTTATTTTAACCCAGATGTCGTTGGCGGTTACTATCAGCCGCGCGAGAAACGCCGCCCCGGCGAACCCGGCCCTGGCGAGATTCTGGTCTATGGCCACGCCATTCCCACCTACTGGTTGCATCATCCCTTGCTAGAAGTGGTACAGTTGGGTGCCACCATCCGGCGCGTGTCCGATTCCAAACTTCGCAAGCGTGATTTGCAAACCCAGGGCATCACCAACGGCATGAAAGCTGGGTTGTTCGGTTTACTGGATGAAACCCCGATGGCCCGTGAAATTTTCGATCTCGACAAACTGCATGAACCTGGCGGTCCCGGCCAATACATCAATGCTTACGCCGCCAGCCTCACCACCCCGCAACTCGTTTCCTGGCTCGCCCAGCGTTTTGATATTGACCCGCGCACCGGCAAACCCGTCAAACGCGCCCCGCAAAATTTGACCCAGGCGGTGGAAATGGGCATCCCCGGCCTTCGCCAGAATGTCCCGCTCAAGAAGAAGACGGCCCCCTGAGTAATCCGGCCCGGTCCATCAACCACGCGGTTAACAGGGGACAGCCAAACCAGCGCGCTATACCACAGCCTTCACTGTTCAAGAGCAGGTAATAATCATGCCCGCCCTGCGTCAACAACCAGAGCACCAGCTTGAACAATTCGTCCCATCCGAACATCAACACCAGCACCAGCAAAAACCAATAGCGTTGTTTCATGGTGCTTCCTCCTTGGATTGTCCCGGTGCCAATGTTTTGTCCGCGATGTTCCTGAGCGATTTCCATAACAAAAAAACGACCATAGGAACTACACGATTAAATGTTTCTTGTGTCTCGCACAATGTTTCCAGTTTCTTGCGATTGATGGCCGTAAAATACGGGCGCCGCACAATGAAAATGCCTTTTGGAGATGAGAACCAGCCGGCGGACATGCCCGGCGCAAATCGGTTGAGCCATTCTTCGTCTTTGTAAGTTGAGGAAAAATCTTTGGAGAGGACTTCTTGGAGTCCTATTTTTTCCACCATCAATTTCCAGTCTGCAACAGAGCAAGACTCGGGAATAATCGGCATTTGCATAATTCAATTGTGCCTTCTCTTGCTGGTGGTGTCACCCCAAAAGTTTTCCCCGTTTTACCCTCTTGACAGTTCTATAATCCAACGGGACGTTGCCTTGTCCGCAATTTGGTCCTTGGGCAAGACCCGCCAGCAGTCGCGGCACTGCTAGTCCTTCGGTCGCAGCTAGGACGGCTGCTTTAGCGCCCGTCAACGCGGGCAAGACTCCGCAGGTTCCTGCCAGTCATGGGTTGGCTTCCATAAAGTCGTAAGTCTCGGTGTCGTTTTGTGCGGCGCACGAGCAATTGTCGGCGGTTGTAATACCGCCGGGAAAAATTTGTCCGTTACGATTTTATGCCAACTTTTGCGCCCTGTCCCACGCCCGGCACCGTTACCGGCTGTCAGTTCACCCAGCAACTCGTCTCCCAGGAGCCGGTCTATGACAAGCTCATCCTCGAAGACATCCGGCCAGAGGACGGCTGGATTCTCCACGTCGAGACCGGCGAGTTCCCGGCCTATTCTGGCGTCCAGCACACGCTTGACCGCTTCAATCATGTCTGGCCCAACGTCACCAAGACCTGGAAACCCACCCAGGCCGGCAACTGTCTGGGCACGCCCTGCGACAAGACCGAGAATTACATCACCTGGGGCGCCACCCGGCTGACTTACTTCCTGGAGGAACAATCCTGGGCCACGCCCCTCCTCTGTTACGACCAGGATATGCACGTCACCCACGCCAAGGAACATTTCCGCCAGATCATCACCGATATCCTCAAGCCCGCCACCAGCGCCATCAACTCCAACTTCCTCCGCAAGCGCGCCGCGCAGTTCGCCAACTACCAGTGGGTGGCCAACGCCAATTTTGGCAACACCTCCACCGGCACCTTTCAATTCCAATGGGTCCTGGCCGGCACCAACGCGGACGAGGAATGGTACATAGATACCAACATTCCCGCCGCCAACATCTACAAGCTCACGCCCCAGATGTTGCAGCGCCGGTTCCAACCCCTGTGCCGCGTCGGTTACTTCGGCAAGCAGCCTTTCAAGGACATGCCCCCCAACATCGAGTTGGTCACGGACATGGACACCACCTGGGAACTGGATCACCTCGGCGGCCAGCAGGGCGTCGGCGGCATCCCCTCCATTCAAGGCAACTGGCGTTTCGATCAGTGGGACAGTTCCACCAAGTACTGGAAGTACGGTTTTTCCGGCTCCATCGGCAACTACGTTGTTCGCGCGGACCCGTTCAACCTCCGGTTCAACTACCTCGGCGCCGTTGGCACCACGCCCGGCCTGCCCTATCGCTACCAGGTCGTTTTACCGTTCAAGAACATGGCGTCCAGCGGCGCGGGCGGCGCTCCCGGCACCAAGGACATCCCCAATCCTGACTTCGACAACGCGCAATACCGTTGGTCCTACATCTGGCACCGCAAGTCCATTCAGTGTCTCGTGGCCGATGCCACCCCGGTTAATCCTGAAATGCCCTTTAGCTCCCGCAACTTCGGCGGACGCTGGCAGTTCGTCATGGACAACCTGGGCGCAGACCAAAACGGCCTGCCCATCGAGAACAAACGCCGCAACAAGGGCATGTTCATTGCGGACTTCAAGATGGCCATTCGCCCGCAATACACGGAATTCCTGGAACTGATTTTCCACCGCGCCGAGCCGCAGTGCATCATCCAGATTGCCCCCTGCAATCCTGATCCCGGCTATCCCACCCAGAATTACGAGTCGGATACCAACATCTCGTGTACCAACACCAGTTCGTCCTACACGCTCCCCTTCACCCCGTCGCTGGATGTCACCACGGCCACTTACGAGGTCGAGGCCAACACCATCATGTGCAATGGCGTGGCGGTCGAGCATGGCCGCATCACGGGCACCGCGACCCTCGCCGCGCTCGTCACCCAACTCAACCAGTTGGTTGGGGTCTTGGGCGTCTGGGCCGTCAGCGGCGTCACCATCACCCTCAAAGGCCCGTGTTCCACCGCAACCGTGCCGTGGATTTTGTCGTAGGCGACTGCGACAACTACGGTGGACCGCCCCGCCTTCTCCCTCTCCTGGGGGAGAGGGCCGGGGTGAGGGCGGTTAAAAAAGAAAGGAAAAATTTATGCCCGATGAATCCGATGGTTTCTATGGTGGCGACACTGCCGCCGCTGCTTCTCCCTCTCCTGGGGGAGAGGGCCGGGGTGAGGGCGGTTCCTCCTCCCCAAACAAATCCGATCAGGACCACGAATCGGAGTCCGAGACCGCGCTTTTGCCCAAATCCCTTTTCCCAGGCGAGCCTCCGGCCATTGGCGAGGTCTGCCAGTTCCGGGTCGAGCACATCTGGGAAGATGAAATCGAGGTCTCCCACGTCAAGGAAGGCGAAGACCAGGAAAAATCCGGCGCCCAGCCTGGCCGCTCCCAAATGGACACCGCCACCGACTCCTTTGACCAAATGGCCGGCCCGGCAGCTTAATCACACCTCGCCTGCCTCCCATTATTCCCATGCCCACATCCTCAGATGCCGCGACTCTGGCAGGCGATGCCGTTTGCATTCAATCGTGCGTCCCGGATGGCCTCCGCGTCCCCGCGCTCATCTCCCTGTTTGCGGATATTGCCGGTGTCAGCAAGGACCCCTCGGACCTCATTAAAAACTCCGTCATCATCAATTGCTGCATCCCCTTGGGCCTGCAAATGGCCGTGCTGGTAAGTCTGTTCGCTCAAATTACCGGCGGCTCTCCTGTGCCATCGCCCTGTATCAACCTCATTCCTTCCAACTCAGTATATGACCAAGGCGGCACGTTCCAACTTAACGGACTCACTCCCGGAACGTCCTACTATGTTTATTTTGGTGCCAATGATGCGGCCATGACCAATCCATTTGCCGGCACAATTAACAATCCCGGAAACTCCCATCCTATTCTATTCGTGGCCACTTCCACTTTCGTCGTATTCGATTCTGTCGGTCTGGCCGGTTCTTCCGTCACCGCCACCCTTTGCGCCATTTGACCACGCTCTCAACCCTCAACCCTCAACCACCCGATGACCACCGAACAAATTGAAACCCTCGTTGCGGATGCCGCCTGCATCAACTCCTGCATCCCCCAAGGAATGCAACTGGCCGTGCTCATCTATCTGGCCGACCAGATCGTTACGAATGGGGTTGGCGGCAGTGGCGAAATCCAGGCCGGCAACTACGGCGGGGCCAAGCCCACCTGGGTTCCTGCCAGTGGCGCGGGCATCGCCTTCGACACATCAACGGGAGTCCAATGGAACTATTATGGCGGAGACTGGAATTGATTATGAAAAAACTACTATTGACCATTTTGACATTGATTCCGGCGGTTTGTTTGGCCGCGTGGTATCCGAATGCCTATGACCAGACCAACACGGCGGCGGTTGACGCCCATGTGCTGTCCCTCATAACCAACACGGTCCCCACCAACATTGAGGTGAATTTCCAGATGGGGCAAAGCTACACCAATCATTACGCCCCGGTCATCACGATTGAAAACCTGGCGGTGTCCTTTGCTATGGGATCGTCCAACAATTTCGCGGTCACTTATGGTGTGGTGGGAGATTTCACCAACCTGATGACCTACGGAGTTCCCATCTATGTCACCCCTTTTGCCACGGCAATATGGCCATTCATACCAACCTTTGATGTAAAAACCAACCAGGTCTATTTCTTTGTTGATTCCAGCGGGGTTGGTGTTACCGCAGGCTTCCCATACGCCGCCCAAATCCACTACCTGATTCCTGGCGCGGGCGGTGGCGGCGGTGGCGGGGGCAGCGGAACCAATGGCCTGAATGGCGTCAATGGCACGAACGGTTTGCCGGGAACGAACGCAATCAACTGGCATTTCTCTACCAACTTTTCAGTTACGAGTGTAACAAATGTTGACGTGACCAACTCGCCTTACGCCACCGCCGCCGGTTCCGCCACCACGGCGACGAATCTGGCGGGCGTGTCAACGGTGAGCATTTCAACGAACCGACCCAACTCAGTTACGCCTGAAATGTATGGCGCATACGGTGATTGTATTGAGTTGATGGATGCACGAATTGCGACTGGTAGCTCTAATCTTTTTTCTCCATCCAGTCCTTTTGTTTTAACGGATACCAACAAGAATGCTGAAATAGTTCTGGCGGGGGGCAGTGGCGGTACAAACCTTTCCGTCAAAATCGTTGCCTTTGTAAATCCGTCAAATGTTTTAGTGTCGGCGGTGGCAGTGAGTGGTGTTACCAATGCCCAATGTTATTATGGTCACGATGACAGTGCTGCCTTCATCACGGAAGTAAATCTTGCAACAAATTTCTCCAACGGTAACGTGCTTATCAAGTTGTCAAGCGGGAAGAAATACTTTATAGACGGCCCTTGGGTTAATACCACTGGGGGATGGAGCTTGTTGCCGTTACCCATCAGCAGCAATCTTTTTAGCAACATTCAGCAGATGACTATTACCATCGAGGGCGACACTGAGCCTTCGGTTATAACGGCAGGGTATCAGTCAGGCGCCCCGGTTTTGATATTTGCCCGCTCTCCTACTTTCAGCACTAATTTGGATAATGGTGTAACAAATTGCACAGCCATTGGACAAGCCCAGGGTGTTCCGGGTTATTACTATGGTTTTAACTACATCAAGCTGGTGTTGAAGAATCTGACCGTTAGAACATTTGACAACCCAACCATCAGCGCAATAGACGGGTATCGTCTCGGTCAAATGCGATTACGCGAGAAAGTGACTGTTGACACTGGAATTGACAACTTTTTACGAGGGTCAACTCAACCAACATTTAACACCTACGCAATCCGGTTTGGTGCCCAGTCTGACAACATTGACCACGGGGGGGACTCACTGGTGACAATGGGATATAACACCGGCGTTTCGCTTGGTGAATGCACTCACATTGGAGACTTGTGCGCTGTTTCTTGCAACTCAGCCTTAAAACTGTTCTCTGGCCACGGCAACGAGATTGATTACATGTATTCGTTTTTGTGCCCTACCGGCGTTTGCCCTACACCCGATATTAGCGGTGGTGCTTCCATTCATATCGGCATGTACGATTCTGAGTCCAACAACGTTGCCAGCCAGCCTTGGCAGGCATTGGTTTGGGATGTGGCAGACAAAGGGGCTGGTTACATTTACGGAACCATAAACTTCGGGGTGGGTCAGTTCACCTATCACCCTAAACTGCTCAATGCAAATAATCTTTATTACCATTCATTCATTGATAACAAAATGACCATGCCCAATCTGGTTGTCACCAAGAACTTTTCTGTTACCGGAACATTCCCCGCCAATGGCGCAATTCAGATACCCGGTTCTGATGTGATAAATGGACTGGTGCGCTGGTGGCGTTTTGATGAACCAACCAACGCTACTATTGATGTTGACTTCACCGACACTGGCACCTCTCAAAGCATGACCAATACTGGATTTCTAAAATCCGGCGCAATAAACAGCGGATTGATTGGCAGTTGCTTGACCTTCATTCCCGGCACCATGTATTCATACGGCAATGGTTACGCTTTTGGGACGGGAGATTTTACCCTGTCTCTTTGGGTGAATCCGGTTTACATAATAGACGGAACAATGTTTGACTCAACTCCTTATTCTGGAAGTTTTGCCAATTCATTCTTCATCTACTTTCATGGCACCATTCTGGCCCCCTATTTGTTCCAAAACGGGAATTCATTGTCTGCCGATATTCCCTGTATTACGAATGTGTGGAACCATGTAGTGTTGACGCGGTCTTCCGGCCTTTGTCGTTTCTGGATAAATGGCGTAAAGGGAACCAATACAGTCTCAAACACTTGGAATGACGCTGGGGCATCTGCCGTAGTTGGGGCTGCTGGACTACCGGGCGCATCGCACAACTTATGGGGAAGCGAAGATGAAGTCCGAATGTACAGTCGCGCATTAACAGATGCGGAGATTGGCCAGTTATATAATCTTGGGCACGGAACGGTTGCGTTGCTCGCCCAAGCCCCATCAATAAACACGTCGAGCCTAACACTTACAAACTGGCCAATCTATCCACACATCGGAGTTGCTGGCGCGGTAACATGGACGACAAATCAATGACCCGCTGCCTCCAACTGTTCATCGCCATCAGCCTCACCATCGGCTGCTTCTACTGGTTCCGAGGCGGCGCTGTGCCGTGGATGTCCGACATCCAATCCGTAAACGGCAACACGATAAACGCCTGCGTGTTCCTGCATGGCTTTGAAAATAAAACCACGCTCCCCCATTGTTGGGACAGCCGCGTGATCCCCCTCCAGATGTCGCACCAATGGGCGCGGCTTTGGGACGGCAAACCGTTCGCAAACGCCTTCGCCAGCTACAACGCGCTTTGCCTGTTCGGCACGTTCCTGCTCCTGATATTCGCCGTCGAGCGACCGCTCATCCCAATGCTCGGCACCGTTGCCGGCCTCATCTATTCCGCCGCGCCCCAGTTCCAGCCCTACTGTTTCCCGTTCGACATGCCCGTCATGTTCTGTTTCACAGCCGCCTTCATCTGTTACGACAAAAAACTCTGGTGGCCCCTGCTCGCCGTCGTCTTTGCCGGCGGTATGCTCAAGGAATCCGTCCTCGTCACCGCCCTGTTCCTACTCGGCGCGTCGTGGACCTGGTTTCGGCGGCTCGGAGTGATTGGAATTATCAGCCTGCTCGTTCTCTTTTGCAACGGCCTGATAATGCCGCCTGGAGGACACGAGAGCTTTCTAGTTTCGCTCGTCGGCCCGCATGACAACCTCAAGACCCTGCTCGACCCGCGCCTGGCGCATCCGCTATTCGTCAACGCGGGTGGCCTGGTCCTGCTCGTCGTCTGCTTGTTCAAGACCGTGGATTGGCCATTGCGCGCCGTGGTCGCTGCGTTTCTGGCTGGTGAATTCTTTTGCGGCTGGTGGGCTGAGTTCAGAATCTTTTTTGAAGTCCTACCGCTCGGCTGGATTCTCGCCCAGCGCACTTTCCCGAAGTTATGACTCAAGCCACTAAAGACTATGTGCGAGTGACAGTCTTAGTGACGCTGTTCATCTTGGCGCTGGTGTTGCTGGCTACACAGGCCATTGGTGCAGGCATGACGCCAAAGGCGGCAAAGAAGTCCGTGCCAGTCAACGCAAAACAGTCCTGGCAGTTGACGCAGATAACAAGGAAGCCCGGCCCTTCTTACAACATCACCACGCTTTCGGTTGTGTGGGACTTTTTGAATGATGGTCACACTTCGTTTTGGGTGTATTCCAGCCAAGATATTAGCAAGCCAAAACAAATCTGGCCGTTGAAAGCCATCGTGGCAACGAATGGCCTGCCTGTGAAACTGGCCGTTGGTGGGCATGAGTTCTACGCTGTTCGTGCAAGCAATTCGGTGTACAAAACACTGTCAGATTACGCCGTCACCAAACCGATGAAGCCGAGGCTTTACCAGCCATGAACGCCGACCTCAAAAACACTTTGAACGAACGTCAGGCCGAAGTTGTTCGGCTCCTGTCGCTCGGCATGAACATCAAAGGTATCGCGGCCCTGCTCGGCCTCAGCCCAAAGACCGTCGAATATCACAAACACAATGCCGGAAAGATAATCGGCACGCAAAATCCCGTCATTATGACCCGGTTCGCTTTGCTGACCGGAATGACGACCTTAACCGAGAGGGTGAATGGATAGCATGACAGGCATAAAAATAGCAGCACTGATTGCAGGGGTAACGGGCATGGGCGCGAGCGTTGTGCCGGGACTTCCCGAAACAAGCACTCTTGATGCTCTTGGCCGCTGGCCATTAACGGTCATTTTGGGGGCGGTCTGCGTAACCTGCGTCTATTTCATGTACAAGCAGAGCAAGGACAACGCTGACCGCAACGTGGTTTCATCAACCGAAAATGGAAAGATGTTTCTGGCGATGATTGAAGGCGAACGGCTGGCAACAGAAAAACGTATTACCAGCAATGCGCTGGTCACAAAAGAATTGGCGGAGAACAATGCCAAAATGGTCCGGGAGCTTGCCGAGAGTCACGCGAAGGAGATACGAACCTTGCTTGATGAACTCAGTAAACAGACAAAACCAAACTAAAATTATGTCAAACTGGAAAACAAATCTTGGTGGAGCAATCGGCATGATCGGCACCGGACTGATTGGCATTGGCGTGCTGGGTGGCGCCAATCCCAAATATCAGGCCGTGTGCTGGTGGATTGCGCTTATCGGGTTTGTCATCAGCGCCTTTGGCAAGGGCCTCACCGCTCTTTTTGCCGCTGACGCCGCAACGGTCCAAAACGTTGCCTCCGCTGTTGACCATATCAACCAACTGGGTGCCAGCCCGCTGGCTGCGCCTTTGGCAACCAAACCGCCGGATGTTCCGGCCTCACCAACCAAAATATGAAATTCATAAAATCCATCGCCCTGGCCTGCTGCGTCTTCTACACGGCTTGTTTTGGCCTGTCCCTGCTCGTCTCCGGCTGTCGCACTTCCCAGCAACAAGCCGCCTTTAATACGCTCTACTCCGTTGAGCACGTCACCGTCTCCGCCTATGACGGCTATCTCGACCTCGTAGTAACCGGCAAAGTATCCACCAACGATGTCCCCCGCGTGTCCAAATCGTTCAACACGTTCCAGGCATCCTTCCTTATTGCGCTGGATGCCGCGCAATACAACACCAACGCCCTCGCTCCCGCGAGCCTCCTGGTTGAATCCCAGGATGTCATCAACCTTATCACCGTCATCAAAAAGGACCTCAAATGAATTGGGCCATTCTCATCCCCATCATCGCACAGTACGGCTTGCCCCTGGCTGAAAGCCTGTTTCAAAAATGGTCGGCGGGCGCTGTCCCCACCCAGGCGGACTTCGACCAGCTACGCGCCTTGGCCGCTCAAACGGCTTCCGACCGCATGAAGCTCGCGCTCGCCCGCGCCGGCATTCCCTTGGATGATCCCAAGGCGCTCGCCCTGCTTGCGCTCACCGCGTAGTCGTGCCAGATTGTTTTCGCCAGCGTTTTCATGGACCGCAACGGACGCGGGGGAATGCTGGGTGCTGGCACACGGGTCTTACTCATACCGGGCATTCCAGGTTTAGGCCGGGCCGGGGCCTGTCCGCACGGCCAACCTTCCTATGACACAAGATGAATGGTACCTGGCCAATATTCCCCGCCGGCTGGCTTACGAACAATCCTTTTTCACCAGCCCCACTCCCGGTATTGCCCATGAACACCGCGTCAAACACGCCGACCTGCTCGCCCGGCAGGCCGCGCTAAAAAAATCCATCCGGCGCATGAAAGCTGGCGACCGCTGGTGGCGTTGGAAAGAACGGCAAGAAAATTCTCGGAGGGGCGAGTTACACGAGACCCCATCTTGCCTTTCTCCCATGCTCATAGATGAAGTCATCGAGCACGGCAGAATTGTGGACCAGGGCTGAACCCTCACAGGCAATCAAAACAAACCCAGGCCCGGTGCTGGTAAGACCATCGCACCCGCCGCCGCCGCCGGCATAACTCACATTCCTCCCCTGACTCCCATTTCAAAAAGGGACATCGTCTCCTTCAATCGGCGCCTCCGCTTCCTCTGCCGTTGCTGGCACTGGCCGGGCCGGGGCTGCCTTCGCCGTGGCCGGGCGGGGCGCGGGCGGCACCGGGGTTGGTGTCGGCGCAATCTTTGGTGCGCGCACGGCAATACCACCCACCACGCGGCCTGCCATCGAAACATTCGGGTCGTGATACGCCACTATCCGGTATCCCACCCACCCGTCAAAATCCTCGGCGCCGCAAATCTTGGCTATGATGTGCCCCTTCGTGCTGTTCAGCACCAGCGGCTTGTCCGTCTCCTCAAAGTCCAGGCAGTATTTATTTGCCTCCGCCTCGCCGCTCATCGCCACGTTTTCCTCGTGCCAGCCTTTGATCGTCAGCAACATCCCCCGGCCAACGTCCCCCTTGGTTAAAAACCGGCTCTGTTTCAAATCATTGATGGTGGGCATAATTATTTCACTCCTTGGGGCAAAATGGTTTGGTTCGCCCGGTTTTTGTTCCACGCCGGCGAGAAACAGCGCGGGCACCGCGCCGGCAATTCTCCTGTTTTGCGCGCCTTCCATTCCGCGTTACAGCGCACACAATGGTAATCCTTGGCCGGGTCCGACGGGGTTGCCAGCCGGATCGTGCCGGTCGGCAGTTTTAAATCCAGGCGGGGTTGATTGTTTGGCTTCAATTTCTTTTTTATGATGCTCATGGTGGTGTGCCACTGTCCTCCAACCACCAGCAACTTGTCAACGTAAAAACTTTTCCCGGCCCGGCGGCCCGGCCCCCAAATTCGCGGCCCGGCCTGTGAATAAGTGGGCCTCCCGCGCCATAACTGTCCATAATCAACGCTTAAACACCTTTGTTTCTGTAATCTGGCATCTTGGGGCAAAACCTGCTCGCAAGTTTTTGTTGTCTTCTTCTGTCACCCCGCCAGAATAAGGACGCTAGAACAGTATGAATAAAAAATCAAAAACCGGCCATTCACCCACCACCACCAGCAGCGCCCCGCCGGGTCCCATTGGGGTCAACCTGTTCCTCAACATGCAGGATTATGGCGCCCGTTACGGGGTGTCCAAGCGCACCGTCTATCGCTGGATCGTCCATGGCCTGCCCCACCTGCGCATCAACTCTCGCAACCTGCGCATTCCCACAGTGGAAAGCGACCGCTGGATGAAAGAAAACTATTTCCGTCAACGCGAAGTGTAATCGCCATGCCCAATCGCATCCTCAAAGCCAGGCTGCGCCAATCCGAACGCTGGAACAAATGTTCCGAGCCGGCGCAAAACCTCTACGTCCGCCTGCTCATGTTGGTGGACGATTTTGGCCGGTATGAGGCCCATCCCACCCTTCTCGCCAGCGAGGGCTATCCCTATGGCGACCCCGAAGGCCACCCCATGCCCGTCGAGACCGTTACCAACCGACTCCAAGAATTGACCGCGCACGACCTGCTTTTCCTTTACCAGGTTGAAGGAAAACCCTACTTGGAATTAACCCGCTGGCAGGAACGCACCCGCCGGGCCAACAGCTTTTTCCCTGCCCCCAACCCAACAGACACCAGGCAGACACCAGGTGAACACCAGGCAGACACCAGGCAGACACCAGGTGAACACCAGGCAGACACCAGGCAGACACCAGGCAGACACCAGGCAGACACCAGGCAGACACCAGGCAGCCGCGCGGCCCTTACGCCTTCGCCTTCGCCTTCGCCTACGCCTACGCCTACGCCTTCGCCTTCGCCTACGCCTACGCCTACGCCTACGCCTACGCCTTCGCCCGCGCCCGCGCCCGCGCCCGCGACGGTCGCCGAGTTGGTTTCTTCGGTTGTTAAAAGAATTGCAGAAAAGACCAAAGACACGCACGCAGATATAAAAAACCTTTTGTGCATCGCCTACAACCGCCCGGAGGACCAGTCTTGGTCTTACGTCGAGGAAGCCACCCTGGCTGAAATTGCCCGGCGCCCCAAAGCCTTGGCCGAGGTTAAATTGCTTTTGGACTTCCGGCGCAAGCTGTCCCAGCCCGACCGCAAGTATTTTCCCCAATCCATTTTGTCCCTGCTCCAAAAATGGGATGAAAAATTGGATGCCTCACGGGGCCTCCAACCCCGCCCCATCAAATCTTCCCGTCCCTTTGCCCCGCCTCCCAACTCCAGGAAATTTATCCCTTCGGAGAATTTGGGCCGGCAATTCCGCAATCAGATTCAAACCATCATGGCAGAACCAGGAAAGGCCAAATAATGCGAACCATCCTAATCTGTTCCAAATGTTCCAAGCCCGTCCGTCTCAACCGCCGGGCAGTCCGCGTGTGGAACAACAAGGCCGGGTTCCCCTTCATTTGTGAAACCTGCCAGCAATCGGAGATTTCCCGCGCGGTCGAGGCCAGCCAGATCGCCAAGGCGGAGGCTGTCACCCGCGCTTTCCAAACCATCCACCTAAACCCCACCACCCATGAAAATCCAAAAACTCGAACTCACCCCGCGCGGCTATGAAAGGTTCACCTTCACCATCTACCGCGATGAAATGGGAATCCTGGCCGCCCTGCTCGGTCACGTCAGGCGTTACACCCCGGACCATCCCTCAACCCATCAATTCCTGGAACATTGCCGCGCCCTGCACACAACCATAAACAAGGCCCTCAAACTGTCCGTTTCCAACCCTCAACCACCCCCAAACCCATGAATGCCACCATCTCAAAAATCAACGTCACTCCCACCTGGGCCGAAAAGTTCCTAACCAATCTGTTTGAGAACCAGCGCCCCGTTTCGGAAGGTTACATCGCCCGCCTGTCCAATGAAATGGCCAACGACGATTGGCGGCTGTCCCCCGATTGTCTGGTCAAAATCAAGGGCAAGGGCGCCAATGGCCAGCACCGGATGCACGCCCTGATCCGGGCGAAAAAAAACCTGCCCTTCCTCCTGCTGGAAACTGATGACGATGAACTCTACAAGGTCATTGACGCTGGCAACAAGCGGACGGTCGCCGATTGTATCTCCGGCGAATATCGCAAGGAAATTGCCACCTCCGCCCGGTGGGTGGTGTTGTACGACATGGACGGAATTTGCACCAGCGGTTTCAAAAACAACGAGGAAGCCCAATGCACCCGCAGCCTGTGCATTGACTTTGCCGAAACCCAGCACCACCTATTGCAACCGCTGGTATCCACCTGCTACCACTTGAACACCAAGTATCACATCGTCCCACCCAGCATGGCTGCTGCTGTGGCCTACATCGCCAAGCGTGACTGCCCCAAAGCCGAAGCCGGCTTGGTGGACAAGTTTATCCAGAACATCTACGACGGCGAATCCCAAGCCGACGCGGCAAAGGACTTCCGGGAACGTATCATCCGCAGCAAGGTCGGCAGCGCCCGCATTCACCGCTGTCATGTCATGGCCCTGCTAATCAAATCGCTCCGTTCCTACTTAAACGGGTCCCGCATGGCCGTGGTTCGGCTCCACGAGGGCGAAGCCTTTCCCCGCCTGAAATGAAATATCCTGGCAAAATCCCGATCCCGGAAAATGACGCGCAACTCAAATGGTTTGAAGTCGCCGCGCGGGACCTGCCCGCCAATCCCTGTGTCCGGGTTTACGGCCCCGGCCCGGAAGATAAACGCTGCAAAGATTGCCGCTTGTTCCTGCGCAAAGGAGGATACGAAAAAATCTATTTCAAATGCCTTTTGCGGGGCTGCACCAACGGTCCCGGCACCGATCACCGGGCCAACTGGCAGTCCTGCAAACGCTTTGTGCAAGACACATGAGCAACATCACCCGTTTTCAATTTGAGCAAATGCAAGCCCGCCTCGCCCGGCCCGCTTCTCCCCCTCTCCCCCCTAATGGGGGAGAGGGCCGGGGTGAGGGGACAACTTCCACTTCCCCCTTGGAAAAAGAATTACATCGCCAAATCATGGATTATTGCGATGCCCAATGGCCCCGCTGGAAGTACGTTCACTCCCGCATGGATAAATCCACCCGCAACGAACCCGGCGTGCCGGATTTCGCCATCTTCCTGCCCGAAAATAAAAAACTCGTCATCGAAGCCAAACGTCCCGGTGAGAAATTGTCCCCCGCGCAACGGGACTGGCACGCGGAAATGGACCGGCTCGGCCACACCGTTCACCTCGTTTATTCTTTCGATGATTTTTTGTCCATCCTGCGCGACCTGGGACAGCAAGGTTCCAAACCATGAAAGGAAGAATTTTAATTGCCTGTGAGTTCAGTGGCCGGGTCCGGTCGGCTTTCGCCGCGTGCGGCTGGGATGCTTGGTCGTGTGATTTATTGCCGTCGGAAATTCCCGGCCAGCATCTTACGGGTGACGTGCGCGATTTGCTCGGTCAAAAATGGGATGTCCTGGTGGCCTTTCCTCCCTGTCGGCCCGCACAATGCCGAGGAACTCGGCTACACCGTTATTGAAGAAAATGGAAAGCTTTTCGGCATCCCAAATTTAACACCAACACCCTTATGAAAAAAAACACCACCAAAAAATCCACCACTCAACCCGCCAACAAACCCACCCTCGTAGCCTTCCTGCTGGACCGTTCCGGGTCCATGGACCAGTGCCTGGCCGAAACCATCCGGGGCTTTAACGG